TCACTTCTTCGCCTTGTAGAACTCGTGGTACAGCTTCATCAGCGCGCGCTTCTCGATCCGCGAGACGTAGCTGCGGCTGATGCCGAGCTCCTTAGCGATTTCCCGCTGCGTGCGCTCCTCGCCTCCGTGCTCCAGCCCGAACCGGGCGATGACCACTTCCTTCTCCCGCTCGTCGAGGATGTCGAGGTTCTTGTAGATTTTCGACTTCTCGATCTTCAGCTGCACCTTCTCGACGACATCGTCATGCTCGGAGCCGAGGATATCGATCAGCGTAATTTCGTTGCCTTCCTTGTCCGTGCCGATCGGATCATGCAGGGAGACGTCCTTGCGCGTCTTCTTCAAGCTGCGAAGGTGCATCAGGATTTCAAGTCTAATGTCTGTAGATATTCTAAAAGCCGTATATATCCACCCGTTCTCCTTTGTAGACGCGCACCTCGCGCACCAAGGACCGGATAATTTCCTGTTTGTCTTCAAAACTGAGGTTGTCGAGATCTTTCGAGAGGTAATGCGCGATAAGGTCGTCCTCAGCTTGTTTAGTAAATTCTCTGCTTTTCTGGTTACCCATCTTCACCTGCAACTGTTCCAAGTTGGATTTCATCTGTTTTTCTTTCTCCGCTAGGTCACGAAGCTCATTCCGGATATCGGATTGCCCGATTTCGTCTTCGATTTCAGCAAAAAGCTTAATCAAGTTCTTCCGGCGGTTGCCGACCTTCTCAATTTCTTTCTCAATTCTCTCGAACTCCAATTCTTCAAGTGAACGATCTGGCCTTGCCACTTCCTCAGCCGCCGCTGTTTGATGGTCCGATCTTGTGAGCCAGGCAAGTACAGTTTGCCACACCTCTTCATCGAGCTTCTCGCAACTAATCCTCATTCCACACCCTTTAAACTTTGCGCCAGAGAAGTTCTTGGTGTCAGAATACTCCAGTTTGTGCTTGCCCCAATGCTTGGCGCGAAGACCGGTCATTGTGTTTTCGCATTCACCGCACCTAACGAGGCCAGACAAGAGGTATTTTCTTAATCCTTCTTTGGCAAAGCGGCGCTTTGACTCGCCGATAAGTTGCTGTGCACGAGCAAATTGAACTTCTTCTATGATCGGAGGAATACTTAACTCAATCCATTCGGATTCAGGCCTTTCCCTCATCGGTATCTTTTCATCTGGATCACGATATTTGTTCCCAAGCATACCTTCTGTGTTCCACCGGTTTTGAAAGTAGTTCCCCACATACGATTGATTGAGGAGAATTTGGCGAACAACTTGTCGATGCCAAACGGGCGCCCCTCTTTTGGTCGGCACACCTTGACTTGTAAGGAAATTTGCAATTCCGTTAATACCTTTGACAGGGCTGTCGGGGAGAGTAAAGAGATCGAATATCATTTTTACGACCTTTGATTCGTCGGGATGAATTTCGTACATCGAGGATTCAGTATTGAAGTTGTACCCGTAGAGTTGGGAGTTTTTCACGACTTTCCCTTGACGAGCCTTCTCTTTACGACCGCGGCCCATCCGTTCTGTAATTTTTGCTTTTTCAAATTCCGAAACTGCTCCGCGGATTTGGTAGAAAAGCCGGCCTTCTGGAGACTTTTCGTACTCGCTGTTGACGAATACCAGCTTAGCGCGCTTCTCTATCTCCTCCGTGATAATGAGTTGATTCATGAGATTTCGGCTCCAGCGGTCCGGATCATAAACGATGACCGTACTGATGACTCCGTCACGGACATCATTACGCAGTTTTTCTAGAGCGGGACGTTCCAGGAACTCTCCGGAGTATCCCTCATCAATATACTCGAGGACATCATTCCCCTTGGCTTTGTTCTTGCACTGCCGAATCTGGTCCTTGATGCTGTATCCGTTCTTCGCTTGTTCCTCCGTCGATACCCTCACGTAGATCCCGATCATGGAGTTCCCTCCTCGCCTTCTTTCGGAGGTAATTGTAGCACGCTCGTACAGCACTGTCATTAGAATCGCCTGGTATGAAGTTAATATGCATCTGCGGACACCTCCCGCTATAAGGGTATGACTGGTCAGCCTGTACTCTTGCCTCGCTCATCCAAGTTCCTTACTTTCCGACACAAAGGACAAGTCCTCTGTGCCGGCGTAGGTTTAATGGTCTCTCGTCAGATCCTTGACCTGCAGCAGCCGGAAGTCATGGAAGATGAATGCGAGGCGATAAAATGCGCGGAGCCGGATCTCCATGTAGCGGTTTTTCCCCATCGGCATGTCGGTCTGGAAAACGTCAAGGTCTCGCTTGTACTCATCCTCCATGTACCGGAACTCAATGAGTTTGCGCTCCGTGACCGGGAGCTTTCGGACGCCAGCACGCACCTTCTCGAGGTAAGTCCGGCGCCGTTCCGGCTCGTCTACGTTGTACATGGCAATGCTGGCCGTCTGGTCGCTTGTTGTGCCGGTGTAGCTGCGGGGCATGTCCGAGTAACTGGCGGTCATGCTCGCCTCTCGCTCCTCGAATGTAATGCTCTTGTAAAAAAGGAACTTGTCGAAGACAGCCTCGATTGCAGCCTGCGTCTTTTTCCCGTCCAAGTCGTTCAGGTTTGGCAGCGGGCCAAGATCAAATTCCTGCTGCACTTTGCCTCCACCCCCTTAGAAGAGGGGCCCGAAGGCCCCGTGCTGCTTAAAACGGCACGCTGTGCGGGTCTACGCCGTCCATAGGATCGTCGGCCGCGGCAGCAGCTTGCTCGAGCGTGACCTGCCGGCGCTCGTCGTACTCTTCGTCCGGGTCGCTATCGGCATGCCCGGCGGGCTCCTGCGACTCTTGAGACGACGCGGTGACGTCCTCGATGGTCAACTGCCCTGCTTCGTCCAGCGCCTTGGAAAAGCTCTTGATTTCGTCCATCGCGATACCGTGCCGGCGGATGACGTTGTTAAATGCCTCAATGTCCGGGGGAATCGACTTGAGGATCGGCCGTCCGTCTGCAGCCTCTTTGATGTCACCGTCTTTGTTGGTCGACACCTCGAGCGAGTAAAGCTGATGGTCGAGGATGTAGCGCTTTTGGTTAGGCTTCATGACTGCCCACGCGTCGGCATTGAGGATGAGTGCTGCGTCTTTTTTCGTTTCTTGGCGATAGAGTTCATTGAAAATAGCGAACTTGCCGAAGACCATCTTGCCCTTTGCTTTCCATCCGCCGTGCCGCATCTTGATGATGATGTGCGAGTCCCCCAGATCGTCATGATGCTTCTCGATCAACTCATGGAGCAGTCCGTATACCTCCTGCGGTGCGTCGGACAGGTACTTTTCCTTTTTGGGTGCTCGTGCCATATGATTGCTCCTCTCGTGGGGTTAGTCCCCGATATGATGGTCATCCGACTCGGTGTCGGCTTGCAGCTCGGCTAGCTTTTGCTCTGCCTCTAGCGCCCTTTGGCGCCAGTATTCCAGGTCTTCAACAGTCATCCTTTTGCAACTGCCCCCTTATTGTCTGCTCGAGCAGGCAATGCCAAGCTGCACAGTAATGCCCGCTCGATCTCCCGCATGTCGCGGTCTGACACGCTATCTATTTTGTGCACGACTTGGTATTTGTTGATGGTCACTAGCTGCTCTAGCAACACTGTGTTGCCTGTCATCCTGCCGTCAAACCTCCCCGACAGCCGGGCATGTGTCGGGAGAAAATTCTTGTGTCTCGAGGTGATTGGAGCCACGATGAGGCATGGACTCACTTCGTTGCCACGGTTGTTTTGGATGACGACCACTGGACGGCAGCCGGCTTGGACGTGGGACTCTTCCGGCTGTTCGCCAAGATCAACCAGGAGAATGTCTCCTCGGTAGATATTGACGCATTCTCCCATGTCAGTCTTTTTCATGGGTGCCCTCCTCAATCAGTTCAAGGGCTTCTGGTGCATAGTAGGCGGTGTAAGGCCAATCGTAGCGAGGATGCGGTACTACAACTCGCACACGCTTGCCGCTCTCACTGTAGCCTGTTACCGTTCCTTCAACTTTCTTTCTTGCGCGACTCCGCACCCTATCCCCCGCCTTGAACTTCGGCGGCTCCGGTGTTGGCGGGTCGAATGCGCCGGACTTGATCTTGCCAATTGTCATGTCAAGCGCTTTGGCTTCGTCCTGTCTATTCTCACGCTGGGAGTAGTGCAGCTCGCGTTCCAACCACTCAAGCTGCTTATCTGCGTCAATCAGCCTCATGTGTTGCCCTCCTTCATCTTGGCGTTGATCCAATTCACGGCGTCAGCCGCTGCCTGCTCCTTAGTCTCGAAAGTCGGATCGCCTACTCCGTCTTCCTCACGTCTCAAGGAGCTATAGTAAAAGGGCTCACTGACGTGCCAGTACCAGCGATTGTGCCTGTACTTATCCTGCGACACCGAGACGGTGACGCCTTTGCGCTTGCCCTGCCATGTCGCATATCCGTCCAGCCAGCGGGTTTTGTCGTAGAGTTTCATCCGCTTGACTCCCCCCTCAGCGCCAGGATGGCCGCTATGGTGATGGCTAAGAGGAGTTCTCCTGGCTGCCCACTATGCTCGGCGTAATCGCCGTCTGGTTTATAAAACCGGACATGTGCTTCGTTGGGATGAGTTTCAATACCGACCTCCCACCCCCGCCGCTGCATCTCCTCGATGACCTGCCCTGCTCCTTCCCATGTGGTGGAGGGAGTGAAGTCTTTTGACGTGCACTGGATGACTCCCGCGAAAACCCATGCCGGCCGGCCGCTGAAAGGCATCTCAATCTCGTCCCAGCCCAGCGCCCGCGCCAACTCCGCATCCAACTCCGGCCCGGCGGGCATCGTCCTAATGTCCATTGGGGGCCTCCTTGTAGTAATGCAGGAGCTTTTCTTTCATGACAACGTGATTTGGTTCAAAGTCTCCGTCCAGTACAACGTGGTCGCCGCCTACGCGAGCAACGGTGACGATAGAACCGTCATAGATCTTCTGCAGCTTTTGTCCGGCTTCAATCTTCATGCTCCCTCTCCCTCCTTGAACAGCCCTGCGTCTTTTCGCATCTTCCATTCGCAGTATTTTTGACAGTCTTCTTTGCGCTCAAAGTAGTTTCTAAGATGCCCATTCGCTTCAATTTCTTCAAATTTCGTTACGCCTGGTACATAAATACTTGCAGATGACCTCGACCTGTACTCAAGACTGTCATAATTCCTTCCGCTCGTGATCCTATAGTAAAAGAATGCTCGTCGACTCTCGTGACTGTAATTCATTTCGTAAAGCTCGTTTTCTGCTGTTAACCAAAGGGTTATTCTTTGACTGCACGTGCAGTTTTCCGCCATTCTGTTTCCGAGGGGGGTAACATATTCGATTTTCCTTTGTTCATCTCCCACCGCCGATCCCGAAGCGCTTCCCGCGTCTCGCGGTACTCGTCGCCTACGTCACCCATCGGTTCTATCTCCTTTCAGCTTCTTGAGGAAGTCTAGCGCTCGCTGGCCGCCGTCGACCTGAACCTTGCTCGGCATAACTCCGTATCCTCGAGGCTGGCAGTAGTAGACGCTGTCCTCCTCTTCCGTCACGTCCCCGTACCACTCCAGCGCCTCGACGGCCTCTTCCAGCCGCTGGCGAAGCTGGTCGCTCTCCTGCACCGCGTCCTGGCGCTGGCCGTCGATCTGCTGCAGCTTGTCCCGCAAGCGATCGTTCTCGGCCTGCAGGCGGTCGGCCCGGTCGCGCTGCTCATCCAGCAAGGTTGCATTATGCAGGGCTTGGAGGTGATTCGCGCCCATCCGCGCTTCCAGCCGCTCGATCTCTCCCTGCTGGCGCTGTACCTCTGCCTGCAGATGAGCATACTCCTTTACCGTCTCCTCAACCTTTTCGCGGTAGGCATTCTGCCAGTGCAGCGCTGATCGTCTTGCATCTTCGACATGCCCTTCGCACCAGAGCGCCTTCCATTCGGCAGCGGCCAAATCCGCCTTCAGCCGCTGTACCTCGGCTAGGAGGGATCGGAGGTCGACGAGGAACACATGCCTGTTCTCTCCCAGGTACCCGTCTCCCTTGATCCAGAGGTCGGTGCCATCGAGTTTCAAACTGGACGGCTTCTCCAGCGCCTGCACGATCTCCGCCATCTGCTCCGCCGTCATGGGGGCGGGCTGCTGTTCGTTACTCATGGGCGGCCTCCTCGTCGAACATGACTTTTTCCCATTCGTCTTGCAAAGCCGCTTCCTCTTCACCGATGTTATACAGTTCCGCCTGCAGCTCGCGTTTCCGCTCAATCAGGTTGTCGATCTTCTCTGCCACTTCCTGACGTCTACTCATGGGCGGTCTCCTAAAATGATTTCAATGCTACTAGGCTCACCGATGGCTTTTGCCGTCACCTGATAGCCTATTCCCATAGCGGCCGTAAGCCGCATCAAAATGTCCGAACGTGCTTCTGTGTCAAAGTGGCAGACCATTCCTCCGATCGTGTGGGCCGCCATTGACAACAAGGCATAGAGCTTTTCCTCTGATGCACACTTGCCGGACTCATTTATCAGGTATTTCGCTACATTTTCGAATGTCGGTTCCATCCGCTATCCCTCCTTAGGAGCCCCCATGGGCTTCCCTCGCAATCTGCATCATGGCCGGGTAGGTGTCCCTCTTGATCGCTTCGATCGTTTCCGCCATCTCCCGAAACGTCATGCCGTCGTCCTCGATCATGCGGCGCATACCATCGACTACTAGCGCCTGGCTGATTTTGTTCAGGTTGGTTCTACTCATGTGCTGCCTCTTCAGCCTCTCGGACTACCTTGCTTATAAAGGTGGTTGCGAGGCATTGGATTTTCTCGCCTTGGCGGCCGCCCTTGAGGATTCTCCGGTACTCGACGCTATAGCCGAGATAAGATTGGAAGAGCCTCTCTACTTTGCGATCAGGTCCAGTCGTCATGATGTATGTCTTACCGGGCTGAATATCCTCTACTTTCATTCGCTATCCCTCCTTGACCGCCGCCACACACTCGCGGAACCGGCGCTTAATGAAATCGTCGTGCCGGGCGCTCGCCACGTTGGGATGGCGGTGCCGTTGCCGGAGATACTCCGGTCCGACATGGTCGATTGATGCAGGCGGGCTGGCCCACCACGAATCCGTCCAGCGCCCGGTGCCATCGGTAAACCGGCTCATGTAACCGTCGATTTTGCCATCCGGCTTGTCGCGATACGGCCACATCTCGAATTTCAGTCGTGCCATGCTATCCCTCCTTGGGAGGCCCCTAGGGGCGCTCCGCTGTATAAATCTTTGCCCGCTCCCGGCCCTGTCGCTGCCGTTGATACTCATCTGGCAGCTGCGCCTTACCATGCAGGCCCATGTGATGCGGGCATAAATCCCGGTCCTTGCCCACGTTGGTCGCGCATTTATCGCAAATGGGCAGGTCGCACGTTTCGTATTTGTCGCCTCGGTTTGCCTCGATAAAGTCCTTGTAATCCCGGAAGAACGTCAATGGATTGCTGTAGTCGACGACATAATCGCACCAGCGGTTGACCGGGTTACGCTTGCAGACTGCGCATATGCCGTTGCTGCCGAACGAATCAATGACATCAGCCAACCGTTCCCCTCCTTGGAAGCCGTAGCCTCCCTGTGTTGTGCCCCCTGGGGGCTAGATGACCAGTTGGAGCTGTCCGTCCCGCGCCGCCGTGAACCAATCATGCTGCTCCGTCGGCGCAAGCACTGCCTCGAAGATCGCTTCGAGCACCTGTACGACGATGGAGTTGCCGGCCAGCTTGTAGAGCGCGGCGTTTCGCTTGCCCGGCATGCTCGGAAATTCAGCGGCCGCAGCGTCGAAGTCCTCATCCGTGAACCCCATGAGCCGCCAGCATTCGCGCTCCGTCAGGTATCGGTACTGTCCGCCCTCCTGCCGGATGATGCCGGCGTTCGGGCAGCGGTCCTGCCGTGTGCTGATGGTCCAGCAGCTGTCCTCGATCACGTCCAACGGGCGATACTTGCCGCGCACCGCCGGGTTGAACTCCTCGATTCGGTTGAGCATGGAGGGGATGTTGATCTGATACTGCTCGCCGGTGACGTCCGGCTCCAGGAACTCGTTGATGTGCCTCATCGGCCGCCGGCGGAGCCGCCCGAAGTCGAAGGCCGGCCCGCCGAGCGTGCTGATCGTGAACACCCGGTTCCTGTTCTGTGGAATGCCAAAGTCCATCGCATTGATGACGTCGAAGCTGTTGGTGTAGCCCAAACGTTCCATGTCCCGCTGATACTTGTTGAAGCTATGAATGATGTCGCTATCCAAGACGCCCTTGACGTTTTCCCAAACAACAACTTTCGGTCGCCACTCTCCCATGGCCTCAATGATTCGGAGTGTCTCCCACATCAGCGAGCTGCGCGTCTTGTCCTCGTCTTTGCCGCCAAGCCTCTTGCCGGATCGGCTGTAGTCCTGGCACGGGCTGCCATGGACCAGGATGTCTGGCCGCAGGTTCCATCCGACGACCGACTGCGGCTTGTGCAGCCGATCGTACATGGCGTTGTAGCTGCGCACTGCCTTGGCGTCGATCTCGACGTAGTCGATCGCTTTGTGCTCGACGCCTAGGTTGATGAGCGCCTTCCTCGGAGCGCCGATGCCGCCGAAGAGCTCGAGGATCTTGATCACTCCCTATCCCTCCTTATGAAACTGACAGGCTGTCAGGACTGAACTTCGCCTTTGGCCCATTTCTCGAAGGCGTCCTCGTAGCACCGACCTTGTGCTCCGTCCGTGCCGTTTTTCTTGATGCGGATGTAGCTGACATGGTACGTCCTGCATGTTCTGGAAGGGTCCATGGCGAGAACTCGCCGGTTCGGGCCTTTTTCGCCGTAGTAGGTCTTCCCAACCACAATCTCCATCAGAGCACCTTCCCGCCGTGACGGACCGGTCGAGTGGCGTTGTAAGCCATCTTCTCGGCGATGATGCTTTCCAGATCGATGCCGTACCGGCCTGCGGCGTCAAGCACCCGAATGACGATGTCGGCCAGCTCGGAAGGGATGCCGCAGGGCTTGTCGCCGTTTTCGTACCACACCTCGTCCGGCTGCTTCCCGACCCGGAAGTCCTCCAGCGCCTCTGATGCCTCGCTGTGGATCAAGGCGATGATCTCTCCGAAGCTGCGATCCTCATCCCACCATCCTTTAGAGATAGCGTTTTGGTGAGCAGCGTTTACGAGGTCATTGATTCTGGCCGGCGCCACGCCTTCGGGCAACTGGACGGTCTTGATTGGTTGGGTCATTGATTTCTCTCCTCTGGATTGGATTTTTGCTTCAAGTAATCGTTGATGTACCATGCGGCTTTTTTAATGTCCTCGTCTCCGTTTTTGTGGTTAGAGCGCCAGCAATACTTGATTGCATTGCCCTTTACAAAGCCGCGGAACTCCTCTGGCGTAAGGGCTGCTCGGATCGCTTCAATGCACTCAATGCCTCCGGCGTTGTAATGACTCGGATGATTGACTTGGTCGCTCATTACTATTGCTCCTTCCGCTTTTTGCGCTTTCGGCCGCGTCCATCTGTATGAAGTCCATGCTTTTTCATTTGGTGGCTGACGGTCGAGTGGGAAATGCTGTACTTGATTGCGATCTGGTTAATCGTCAGGCCTGCAGCAGAGTCGGCCTGGTACATCTCCCGTGTGATGACGGGCATGTGTCCGTCGCCGCGCCTGCGGGCTCCAGAGGGTAGTTCCTGAGGCTGCCGGGGCTCAACCTTGGGGTAAGGGATACCACGGTCCGCTGCGGTCGGGATGAGGTGGTTTTTGCCCTCTATGTGCCATTGATGCTCCTGCTCCGTCATCTGGTAGACAGCCACTCCGCTCGACCCCTCAAACGGCCTGGTATCCATCTTGGGGACTGCCCGGTGCGAGCCAGCTGGCATAAAGTCACTCATCGCGGCAGCCTCACTTTCTTTTGGTAGTCGACCTTGCCGATCGGGTACGACTTCCTTCGGTGATCGATTTCTTCTTGCGCGGCGAGCTTGTCGGCAGTTGTCGCCATCGGGTCATCGTAGAGGATGATCATCAATTGAGCGCGGCTCGCTTTTCGAAAATTGGGTTCAGTCACCGTCTTCACCCTCATCATCTTCATCCTGCGTTTGATCCGTATTTCCGCCTGTAGACAAGCGTTTCGCGATTGCTTCACGCTGCTCGGGCGTCAATATCCTCTCCGCAATGATGCGGACGTTTTTCTCCTTTAAAGTCCACCTTCCGGAAATAACTCTTTCCCCGTCGTATTCCGGGTTAATCGGAGCTCCTGCGATCTTTGTCAGCTTGCGTATATGAGGCTGGAACGCAGACCAAGCTACCCAAACCCGCTCTACTGAATCAAATCTCAAAATGGTTTCTTGCTCTTCGCGCGAATATGTCATCGCTACCTCCTCGAAATAAGAACACTCGTTTGGTCAAATGGGCGTAAGAGCCCGCTGCCGAGCTGGTGCGCGGCATTTATGCGTTATGAAGGATCTTGGTCGTGACATCGACTTGATAGGGCAGCGTGTCCAGCAGCGGCTGCAGTTCGCGCATCCGGTAGAGGTTAAGGGCGGCTCGGGCAATGATGTAAGCGTCGATGATGTTGTCCGATCGCTTCAGCCCGGCTACGGGGTAGCCGAAGTGCTGAATTGATGCTCGCTTCACTTCAGCCTTTTTCTCGGGACCGGTCAGGCGGCGCTTGTTGCCCGTCTCGCCCGTCCATCCGGTGACCCCGACATACTGCTTGGTCCATATCGGGTTGATCTCGTTGTAGCGTAGCTGCCGGCGGATAATCATGGACCGAAGACCGCCGTGTAGTGCGCCTGTTGTTAAAGGCTTCTGTGTTTTCGCCGCCGCCTGCTCGATAACGATCTCATCGCCAGGCTTCAGGAGCCGGTATAACTGGTTTTCGAGGTCGACTAGCTGCGGCATGCTGATTTCCCTACCCTTGCCCTTCTCGCCGGCGCCTATCAGTTCGAGCTCCTCCAAAATGCTGCCGTCGTAGTCGAGGGCGACGAAGCCGGTCTTCGTGGCCGGATCCACCCCTACGAAGCGCATCGCTTCTTCCACCTTCCGAGAATTTCCCTATCCCACGGCAGCTCCAGGACATAAAAAACTTGTCCGATGACCCGGCCGCGCTTATCAAAGATGACTTGCCCCGGCCTTGTTTGCATGATGGGGTCAACCTTTGGCATCTGCTGCATCCCTCCATCGGTATCGTTGGGCTTGATCGGCTACGTAGTCGTAGGTGCGCATGAGCTTGTCTCGTTCGGGTCCGCCGAAGAGGGGGTCGTCCAACTTCTTTGCCTTTTCACGTAGCCATGTCAGCGAGTTTTCGTATTGCTTGTCGTCCTCAATGCGCTTTGTCACGCGCCTCAGCCGCCTTCCTGCGGTCCTCGTCGGTGATGTTAAGGAAACGGCCGGTCGTCTTATTAAAGGCCATCTCGACGACTCCTGTGCCCACATCGCGCCCCTTTGCGACAATCACCTCGACGATGTTTTTCTTCTCGCTTTCCTTGTCGTAGTAGTCGTCCCGATAAAGGAAGATCACGATGTCGGCATCGCTCTCGATTGAACCCGATTCCCGAAGGTCGCTCATCATTGGGCGTTTGTCCTGGCGCTTTTCGCAGTCACGGCCGACTGCAGAGATTGCGATGACAGGGATGTTGTATCGGCGCGCCAACTGCTTCAGTCCCTTGGACACGTAGGCAATCCGCTCATGATCGCTTTTGAACCGCTGGTCCGTCTGCACCAGCTGCAAGAAGTCGATGTAGACGACCAGATTTGGGTTGACCTTAACCAACTGCTTAACCTCTCGGGAGATGTGCTGGAACGTCATGCCGGCCGTGTCGTCTATGGAGATCGGCAGCCGATCGAGTTCGTCCATCGCATAGCTCCAGCGCTCCCAATCCGAATCGGAAAAGGCGCCGCTTTTCATCTTCTTGCCGTCGATGTTGCCAAGCACCGAAAGGAACCGTTCGCCGATCCTCTTGTCTGGCATCTCCAGAGAGAACAACACCGCTTCGTATCCGCCTTTGGCAGCAGCAATCATGTCGTTTACGATGTAGGCGGTTTTGCCCATAGATGGCCGCGCCGCGATGATTTCAAGGTCGCTACGTTGGTGGCCGCCGGTCAGTTTATCCAATTCAGCGCTCGCCGTCTGTGCGCCGGTCATCCCCCGCTGCTGGCTCCGCTTGTGCAGCTCCTTCGAGTGTCCCGCGAGCACATCGCTCATCTTCTTCACGCTGCTGGTCGCCGGGCCATTCTTGATCGCGGCAATCTCTTCGAGAGCAGCTTGAGCTTTGCTGACGTATTCTGCCGCGGTGCTCGCCCCTCCGGATCCGACATCGGCCATCATTCGCAGCGTGTCTTCTGTCCGCCGGCGAATGTAGCTATCCCGGATAATTGCCTGATGCTTTTGGAGGTTGTCTTGGCTGTAAGACGAGCTTGCCAATTCAGCTAGGTAAGATGGTCCGCCGATCTTAAACAGATCCGTTCCAGAGCGCTCGGCCATCATCACGAGGTCGAGCGTGCCCTCTTGCTCGTAAATCACTTTAAAATATTCGAGGATTAGCCGATGCCGCTCGTCCTGCAACTCTTCCGGCTGAATGTAGATCTCGTCCATTAAATCCGGTTGGAGCAGGGCAGCACCGAGGACGGATATTTCTGCGTAGAGCTTGTCACTCATTGACGTCACCGCCCCGCAGCATTTTCGGAATCAACCGCTCTGGCAGCGGTACTGCTTGCTGATGCCATCCCTCGATCTCCCGCAGCCGTTCTGCTGTCTCCGAGCGCAGCTGGGCGTAATCGGTAAACTGGCCGGGGTCTCGGGCGATGATGTCCGCGGCTGTTGGCGGATAGGGACTCTGCTGCATGAACGACTTCAAGTTCAGCTTGGCGGCCTCGAACGACATGGCCTCCATCAGCGAGTGCCAGACTGCTGATTTTTCCTCGCTAATCTCGAAATGCTGGTAGTTGCTCCGTATGATCGCCATAAGCTGGATGACCTCTGTCTTCTTCACGGCGAGCCTCCTCATACATCATCTGCAGGCGCTCCTTCTCGGCATCAAACTTGGACTGCCGAGCTGCCGGCGCTGCAGGCTTATTCAAGAGCCCTTCCGGATCTACTCTGTCGTAGTCCAAAAATCGTTGCTGGTTTAAATAGGTGGATGGATGAGGGATGTAAGACGTTTGGGTTTGGAGCATCTTATGCGTCTCTGCGAAATTCTTCGTATGAAGGATGATTTTGATTGGATCAAAGCCCGGTTCTTTCTGCAGCTTTTTCCATGCTTTCTGAGCAGCTGCTTTTGAGATCCGTCTGGGGTAGGCATTCCAGAACTCATCAAAGCTATTTTCGCTTTCTTTAATTATTACTTTCTTTAAAAGATCTTTTTCTTTATCTGGGGGGCCAATCGTGTACCTAATAGTAGCTACTTTAGGTGCACAATCGTGTACCTCATAAGCTTTATTAGGGACACAATCGTGTACCTGATCTTTTTCTTCATTAGGTACATGATCGTGTACCTTAAAATCTGAATCCATCTGCTCACCACCTCTAGCGATTTTCCATGTGTCATAATCCTTGTTGAATGCAAGGCGCCTCGAAGTTGTTCGAGAAGCTCTTTTCGTAACGACCAGGACTCGGGCTTCAATTAAGGCTGCCAATTCCCGTTTAACCGCGCTTTCTGATAAGCCGGTGTGGCCGTGTAAGAACGTAATTGAAAAGTCGTGGTCCTTTCTCGACCACCCGTAGGTGTTCCGCCAAATTACCAAGATGAGCCGCATCTGGGCGCCGTTGAACTTGAAGAAAGGAACTTGTTCCATTAGCTCATTTGCGACCTTGGTGAACTCGTCGGGCTGCGGGTTTGCCATTCACCTCACACCTGTCTCAGGATCAACCCCGATTCTTCAAGTGACTTTCTTCCTTTTTTCGTATTGCATGTCCGGCATGCCGTAACGAGGTTATCCAGTGTTGTTGGTCCACCCGCGCTTTCTGGAATTACATGATCCGCTGTCAATTCGTCTTCGGATCCGCAATAACGACAAGCGTGGCCGTCGCGCTTCAGCATTGCAATTCTTAATGTCTGCGAAATTGGTTGTTTCTTTTTGGGAGATGGCTGGGAGTTGTTCGGTTCGCCAAAGAGGAGATCATGCGCTTTTTGAAGACATAGGTAGCAGAGATCAAAATCTTTTTTATTCCATCTCACCGAAGGAATGGATGGGAGATCGCAACCACAGTCATTACATTTTCGAAGTGGAAACTCCTCGCCCATCAACCAATACGTTCGTTTCGTGGTTGTCACCTCGGACATCTCACCTCACCCGTTCATCTTATTTGGTAGAGCCTGTCGATTGCCCGAGCCTTCTCGATGCCTTTGGCTGCAGCTAACTCGATGATTTGCATGATGCATGTAAGGCGGATACGTTCGGTCTGTTCTCTCGCAGCGTCCACTTCATCCATAAGGCGTCGCTGCTCGTTACGCAACTGAATGACATTATCCTGGAGGCGCTCAGCTGCCTCTGTCACCTGGATGAGCTTGGCGTCGTAATTGTTGATCATTTCAGTTACAATTCGGTTTTCTGTAGCCGAGTAAGGATATTTCGAGCATTGATGGCGTAACTGTGCGACCTGGACCATTCATTTGCCCTCCGTTCGATATAAATGCTTCCTAAACTGTTCCGCCCATTCCCGACCTTCTCGGGTATAGTCGACCCACCAGTGACAAGTCCCACTATTCACGGACGGCCCGCACAGCATTGCGACATCGCGCTCCGTCGTCTCCTCCAGCTTCCAGCGCCTGACGAGGTGTGCACATTGGAGCATCCAGGCATCGCGCCGGCCGCACCGCTCGCAGCGTCCTCTGGCCCTTTCGGCAGCCTTGCCGTATACCGCTGGGGTTATCTGACCTCGCTGCTTGGCTGTCTTCTTGGTCCGTTTGTGGGTGGGCTTTGGAGCCGGGGTGAAGTCTCCGATCGGCATGCTACTGCGCTGATTCGCCGATCTCTTGGCGAGGTTCTTCGTTTTCCTGTGGCTGCCAGTCCGTAACGTCGATGACTTCAGACATGTCGGACGAAACTTCCCGCTTTGTCGTCTCGTCCATCGAAACGGCCTTGGCAAACTCGACGCTGATCGGCATGTATTTCATAAGGCCTTTCAAGACGGTCTTCTTCGCCATCTCGTCGAAGTGGTCGACCCATGGCCCGTACTTCGCTTTGCTGAACTTGTCGCGGTGCTTCTCGATATCTTTTTTGCTCATGACCAGAAAAGAGTACCCGCCGTCCTTGAACTTGGCGTAGGCGTAGTATTTCGTGACAGTTCCGCGCTCGCCATCTGCAGGAACATGCCGGAGCTTCTCCCCGGTACCGTACTCGTACTCGAAAAGGTCATTTTCATACACCTCATGAGCGACGATGCTGCTGATCTGCCCCGTACGGCGGGCCAGCTCCAGCAAGCCCTTGTAGCCAATCTGGAACTGCGCTTCTTCTACGGTCGCAATGACCTTGCCCGTGTTGGGGTCCTTCTTCCGGTTCGTGTAAGGGACCAGGTACGCATGACCGAGGACGGATGGCTCAAGGCCGAGTTGAGCGCATTGCATGACGGCTCCAAGGAGAGATTCCGGTGTGCATACCTTGAGCTTCGGGTTGGTCCGGATTGACGTTGTTGCAATGCGCAGCAGCCGCTCCGGCGTCATGTGCTGGGGGATCGCTTGGGCGATGGCCGGCTTCATTTGCTCGAACAGGTCGCCGATCGTCGGCCCCTTCTTAGCGCCGCCTGCTGCTTGGTTTGCGAGCTGATTGGATATCCCGCTTTGATCTACCGTTTTGGTCATGACTATTCTTCGCCTCCGACGACCTTGAAGGGTCTATTTTTTGCATTGCTCCGCCAGGTGAAGACAGGATCGCCTTGGAAATACGCCACGTCGGCGTCGCCAATCATGCCCTTCAACTGGTTCTTTGCAGCCTCTTCCTGCTGCTTGTAAATGCGGCCGTACTTCCGGGCTTCGTAGAGGGATTGCATGAATTCATAGGCGGTTTCAGGAAGATCGACTTTCTTGGACGGTTCCGACTGTGGGTAGAGGTCGTTCAGATACTGGGAGTCTTGATGGGAGAATGCAGGAGGTTGTTTTGCCTGTACATTGTCATGCCAGAAATTCGACTCGATCGTGATGAGGTTGGAGATGAGTTCTTCGTCTCGTTCAATGACGCGCCACTGGAAGTTCCAACCACCGATCAGGACTGCGATAAACCAGCGTGCTGCCCCGGTGACGGCCATGTAGTGATTGCACTGTAGGATGTATTCCGTAGGCGCCTGGGTGCCTGCCCAGTCGTCCTTCGCGTATTCCGAGGTGTTCTTGCATTCGAGCCCAGCGTTCAGCCCCGGCAGCCAACGGTCGATGTTCGCAAACATAAACTCATATTCCGGATGCTTGAAAATTGCATTCCTCTTCTGTACCTTGTAGCCGGTGTCGTCCGCGAACCAATCCGCAATGAGCGGCTCCATCTTCCGGCCGGCCGCCATCTTCGGGTTATCCTCGAGCGGAGGCAGTTCGCCGATCTTATCGAGGTAGACGCTCATAGCTGACTTGTACCGGCTCATATTGCAGATCGCCGCGACATCCGATCCGCCGATGCCTTTCCTGCGCCATTCCAGCCAATCCTCATGCGAAAGGTTGACGGTGCTGACTACGCGCTTTGCTTTCATCAGCGCAGCCCCTCCTGGATCTCCCGGATGCATCCCAGGCATACGCTCTTCTCGCCGATTTTTCGGTGTACTTCCGCCTGACCACAAAAGTTACGGCGGAGTTCGATAGGCAGGACTACCCGCCCGAGCTCGTCTACTTTGCGAACCACTCCAGTTGCTTTCATGTTCATTTCCCCTTGTTTGGTTTTTGGATTAATAGTGCGCCGCGACCATGCACTTGAAGCTGCAGTAGAGTTCGCTGCCTCGATATACGTACTCGTCGGAGTACAACTCCTTGCCGCAACTGTTGTTTTCGCATTCGCCGATCGATATCGGCTCCAACTCCTGTGGATCGGGCAGCCCTTCGGCAAAGCGATCGAGATCGATGCTCATCTCAACGTGATCCTTTCTTTGACAAAATCTGCGACGGAATCAGGATCAATCCAAAGCACCAATTCGCTCAACCCTTCGATCGTCGTTTCATGCTTGTCGATAACCAGCGGGTAGTAAATTCCTCCAATGTCGACTTTGACTACAAAGTCCGTGTCATCATCCAACTTGTAATGCTCTTTCGCATCATTCAGTTGGCGCTGCATGTCTCCGATTTTCAATCCGCTCGCTCCTCCCGAAAAGGTAGTCCATCGTAACGCCGGTCACATCAGCAATTTGGATCAGCGTCGTAAAGTCCGGTTCACGGCGCCCTGATTCGAAATGACTCACCGCAGCTCTGCTGAGCGCCAGCTGATCGGCGAGGTCTTGCTGCGTCCAGCCCTTGTCTGCGCGAGCCATATAGATCCTGTGCCCGACTCTGACGGCCATGGCGCTCATGCAGCCATCCGGTCTGCTCTGAGGAGAGCCTCGAGATCGGCGATCTCTTTATCCAGCCAGCAGTCCGCACCATCCATGATGGCTCCAGACCGGGCGAAACTCGCGCAGCTTTGCGACGTGACAGGCGATGGCCTCTCTTTCTTGCTTGGCGGTGATCTGTTCCTTCAGATGTTGTTCAAGTCGGCGCGACTCTTGCTCAAACAGCCGCTCCATCTCTTCATGCGTCATACCAACGTCGCCTCCGTTTCGTCGATCTGACGGCAGATTTCGTTGTGCCAGTCCATATCCCCGACCTCGTAAGCGTGGTAGGCGAGGCTCTTGAGCTCGTCCAGCTTTCTTACTAGCGCGAGGTTGGACTGCAGGTAATGGGTGAGATCCCGGCGATCCAAGGACGTCATGTGCAGCTGACCGTCGCTTTCAAGGCATCTGTGCGTCAGCTCCGCTAGCTTGCGATGGATGGGAGAGATGCCGATCATCGGGGTTCACCGAACAGCTTGTAGCAGAATTCGCCCATCGGCCCTTCTGATGTGTCGATCGTGCCCGGCTCGGCCTCGCACAGGAAGCAACTAGGCGGTGAAAGTTTAACGGGAGGACTCCACGTAGCAATCCAATAGAGAGCTTCGGAATACTGATGTTCTTTGGTTTCGGAGACTGATCGGAGTTCAAAGACCTCCTTGTATCCCTTCCATAAGATGTGGAATGAAGAACGGAATCCCGTCTTGTAGTTCGGTGAATCAGGGTCTCCCAGGAGCTTTACCACCTTCTGCTTCCCATGCGCTTTAAGGTTTTTCAGTTGCTGTCGGCTGCATTGAATGCGTTCGCGAGCTTCCTTAAGACTCTTCTCCAGCTCGGAAATCCGCGTCAATAACGACTCGTTCGGTGTTCCGAGAGACAACTGATTGAACATCCTCACTCACCTCGATTTGGTTTTTTTGAAGTAGCTGCTGATAATGAACCTTATGCTCTGCGATCGTCTTATCAACTTCCTTGAAGAATTGATCGATTGTGTCGATCGCTTCTTTGTTTGTGGGGATCGAGGTAAAGTGCATAAGGGCTTGGGATAACTCGACCATGATGTGGGCATTCGTGGTTTTCAGGCATTTTTTGATTTCCCGAAGATTGACCTTGTCACGATCCAGTGCAGCCAGTCGATCGGTGACTTCTTCTTGCATAATCCGAATAGACTCGTGAAGCTGAGTGTTTTCCTTCTGCAGCATTTGCGTATACTCGTAGTCTTCGCGAGAGATGTTCGGCCTCGCTTGGAGCAGCCTGATTTCAGCCTCGAGCTCTTCTTGCCGCTGCTGGTGCTGCTTGATCAGTTGCCGGCGTTCTTCCTCCGCTTCGCTGGCTCTGGATTCAGCTGCGGCCTTGGCGGCTTCTGCTTCCTTAAGCTCCTTCTTGACCTCCCGCAGCTCCCGGACGGTCATCTCGTCTACCGTCTTGGTTTCGCCGGTTGAGGGAATCGTGTGAGGCTGCTGGATGAACTCGGTGCGGTCGATCGTATCGGGAAGGGACAGCATTTCAAAAAGTTTCCCTGTTGGCAGATGCGACGTCGCATCTCCTAACTGTTCGAACGCTTGTATGAAGCGAGATGCGGTAGACGCATCGAACTGGCAATGATCTTTTGCCCATGATTTGAAACTGCCCGGAGCTAAATCATTATCCCTTACATGCTTGAGCCGCTTGCCGATTTCAAAGATCGACTGGCCGGCTACTTGCTTGTAGCTGTTGATTTCTGCGGTGATGACATTCAAATCAGTTGATAGGAGTTGATTGCTCAAGACTTGCTGCACCATCCTCTCCACTGCTAATTTCGACAAAACAAAGGACTTTCGGACTACAATAATTGCCGTTCCAGCTGATCATTTTGCCATATTTTATGAAAATTTACGGACTGTTCGCATCTGTTCTCATTGCGTGCATATAATGGACATAATATAATGATTTCAATGCAAGCGTGCATTAAATGCACATATTCAAGACGCTTAATAAAGTACTCTACTCTTACTCGTGTAGGTCACCAAACAGTCTGTCCACTGTGGTGCCTAGGTACTTAGCTAGTCGAAAAGCGAATTTAAGTTCTGGATTACAGCGACCATTTTCAATCGTTCTGATAAAACTCTCGCTGACATCAAAATCAAGAGCCATGCCACGTTGAGACTTGTTTTTTTGGAGGCGAAGCTCTTTGAAGAGATCGCGTTTAATAATTTCGCGGGCATCAGCTTTTCGCCTGGACAATGCATAAACCTCCTTTACTATGAGTATGATGATAACTGACGCGCATCTTTTGCACATCCAAATAATAGCATGTGCAGAAAGTGCACGTCAACCACTTTAAAATGATTTTTTGGGGCGGTGTTTTTGACGTGTCTAAAGAATTGAAAAAAGAAGTTGGTAAGAGGTTGAAAGAACTTCGCACGAATCGAAACTTGATGCAATCCGATGTCGCTGAAGCATTAAAAGTTGACAGGGCCAGCGTATCGAATTATGAAATTGGTCGCGCTCTTCCAAAGAAAGATGCTCTACTCATACTGGCTGACCTTTATGGCACGACTACAGATTACCTCTTGGGAAAGACCGACGATCCGGATCAACACAACAAAAAAACTCCCGACCCATATTTAAATGAGCGGGAGTTTCTTACTGCAATTGATTTGTCATCGTCAGATGAAGAGGTACAAAAGCAGTTCAGTTTTGTAATTGATGGCGAGGAAATTACGGAAGAAGAGTTTAAGAGGATGATCGCTGCTGTTCGTTCGGAACGCCTTTACCGGAAGAGCCCTTAACTTGTTCAACGAGAGTCGGAATGTTTACGAGCTCCTGCAGTTTTCTCAAATCGACGATCTTTTTTGACGAAATGATGGATCACCCCTTGATGTCTCTGTTGGATAAAATTTTCAAGAATACTAGGAACAAGTATAGCAGAAATGCGAACACTTTCGTTATCAAAGTAAGCATTATATTTTGCGACATAATAAGACAAAATGTGCAAAGGAGTATACTATGGCATTCCTGTTGGGGGAATGCCTGCTGCTCGATAGGCTTGATGAGGCAAACATGACTAGGTCCGAATTTGCGCGTAAAATGGAGTGTTCTCCGGCTTACGTCACTGGATTAATCAAGGGGACGGAAAAAATGTCGCTTGAGTTTGCGATAAACACCTCCATTCTCCTAAAGTGTCGTGTGACAGATTTATACATCCTCAGACGGACGAGAAGCAGGCATAACCGCTGATTTCAGCGGCTCCCGACAGACTTTGTTTTAAGCTATAGCCTAAAAACAGCCTATCCGGATTATCGGATAGGCTTGGGTAATTTTGTAATGAATCGTGCATATCCGTCTTGGTTTTTGATGAGGTTGAGAGAGTGGAACCGCGGCAACTTAAGCAGATCCTCCTCCTGGTAAGGATGCAACTCCGACGCCAACTCCGAATAGTTTTTTTTGTCGCATCCCGCAATCAGCATGTAACTCGCATTTGCCGACCGCAGCTCCTCGCGGATGTGCTTGATCTGGTTGAGGTAGTGAGCTGAGATAATCGGTTTCAGCCCGAACTTCGCATATTGGCTGAGCTTCGACCGCATGAACTGCTCGGTGTGCTGGACCTGATAGAGCTCATCGGCGATTAGGTTGACCTTGACCATCTTGGACCGATCGCCGCCGAGACGCTTGCTACGCATTTGCAGCGCAAGCCATATCTTTGTGGACCAATAGGTCGTGTAGACATCCCTCTCCGAATCCGTGCCGAACATATCAGACGGCATGCGGATGCAGATCAGCTGGTTCTTCTGCATTTCCTGCACAAGGTCGACGTTGCCGGCAGTCCCTTTATCCAGCATCCGTTCCATGTAGGCGTTTTGCTCCAGCTGGTTGAGACGATCGATGATGCCCACGACATACGTCTCCTTGGTGCCTGTGATTACACCGCTCTTATCTCGGTCGTCCAGCTCGCCGAGCGATCGGATGTATTTTCGTAGGTTCTCCCGCTGAGCGGCTGGCACCGCCTTAATGAGCCGCTCTCTGGTCTCGTAATCCTGCAAGCAGTCAAATACGTCCCGGACGCTGCCGCCGCTGATAAAGGCAACCAGGCCCGCGCTGACCAAGTATCGCTGCATCTTGGCGGACAGCTTGGTTTCCTCCGCATTGATGGAGTTGACCAGCGTCAGCAGCTGCGTGGTCTGTTTCTTGGCGCCATCGTAGCTCTCAAATGGATCCGCGCTTTTGCCCACCTCGTTGTAGCCGATGCCCTGCAGCCGGCGCGGATCGGCGCAATCGATGACGAGCGTCTTGTCACGTGGGATCGCCGCGGCAACCTCCCTCGACAATTCACATTGGCCGACAAAGTCAAAGATGATGACGCACTCCCCTGCGGCGATGGCGTCCCGGCTAAGGTTGGCGATCAGCGTCGATTTCCCGGCCCGTGTCGGCCCGATCAGCACCGTCGTAAGGTTTTGGTACTCGCGATCCGTGGAGAGGTATGCGGCCTGCTCGTGGCCCCTGTAGGTGTTGGTGCCGATGCACATCACGCCTTTCTTTAGATCGTCCGGCACCTCCGTCTCCTGCGTCTCGACCCTCTCGATAAAGTTATAGCGTTCGAGCACGTCGCGGCCGGCCAACGCGATGAAGGACTGCGCCTCCTCGTCTCCGATTTTGTTGCGACCTGCCCGGATGTCGCGGGCTGTCATGTCGAGCTGCCGGCGGTATGGACGATACTGGAGCCGGTTGTCCTCGCTCACCGTATCGAAGGACTGCGCCAGGCTCCGTGCCGCATTGCGTTGCCTCATGCCGTCCGCGCTCTCGGCCATGACCACGATCTGCGTGTCGAGCACAGTGGCCGAAGCCTTTTTGCTCGTGCTCTCGCTGACCCTACGCGCCCCGTTAAGCCGATCGAGCAGCGCGTCCATATAGTCGCCGCCCCCTGCCTTGCCGGAGGCTGTGCGCGCCCCTCCCAGCGCCTCGGCAATCTCTTTAAAGATGGCATTGCCTGCAGCGAGCAGATACTTGAGCGCGTAGGACGTGCCGAACTTGTTGCGATCGACCGGGAGACGGCGGTTAACCTTGTCGATCGTGGCCCTGTAAAGGTGACGCCAGCTGAGCTGAGAGCCCGGCAGAAAGTTGTAGAAGACCCCGAGCCGGTCGCCCTCCTCCAGCAGCTCCACCGCGTTGAGGTTGCTGTTTAGCAGATCGTTGCTCCGCCGGTCGACAGCAAGACTCAGCGCATCCTCCTTTTCGTATACGAGCTCGTAGCGCGTGGCCGAAGCGCCGAACACTGGCAGCTCTTGCACCTCCTCGATCGTCACCTGCCCCCACACGTCCGACATCTTTTCGCGCAGGTAGCTCAGGTGGTTCCTCGGGACGATGAAAAAGAACTCCACCTTGCGTTGCTCCATGTAGACGTAATAGGCGACCTTGCCGGGAAGCGTCCAGCTGTACCGCGTGCCAACGACAAACTCCCGGCCGAGCGCCTTTATGACTCGCTGCTCCTCAGCTCTGATGCTGGCGAGTGCTCCCTTGTAGAGAGCGGCGATGGCCCGGGCGATCTTGTGCGTGCCTTGGTTGCGCACGGCGTTGTTGGGCTTTATGCGGAGATAGGCGTACTCAGGCTTTACAACCTGCAGAAACCTGCTTAATGTTATGCCGCTCATCGTCCAAAACCCACGCCAAGCAGACGAATCAGCGAATATATCCCGAAAACGAGTCCTGACCAGCGGTAAGCATCACGCATGCCGAGCGCTCCGAGGATGATGAGGACGGTGCAACTGAGGAGCCCGATGCCATAGCTCAGATCGACCAACACCGCGCCGGCCTCCACCAACCAGTGGACGATGTGCTCGCGGGCGCCGTGAACGACATGCTCCGCCGCATGATCGACAACCTTGTCAGCTACCCAGCCTGCCGGCCCTTTGATGCCAAGGATGGACGGCCCGGCGATGTCCCCACTGTAGCGTTGCAGGTCCGGCACGAGCGCAGTAGGATCGGCAAAGCTGCCGTCCTGGATCAGACCAAAGTGCAGATGCGGTCCGCTGCTGTGCCCCGTGTTGCCGCTGATGCCCAGAAGGTCGCCGGGATCCACCCGCTGGCCGGCATGCACCGCAACGCTATCCATGTGCCCGTAGACGTGCAGGTCGCCTGTATCTGTCCGGAGGATGACGCCGCGGCCGATGTTGTCGGCTCCATGATCGACCACTCGCTCGACGGTCCCAGACATGATGCTGTGCAGCTCGGTGCCGCGGGGCATAGCCAGATCGACGCCGTGATGCTCCCGGCCGCCGCGGATCTCCTCCAGCACGCCGTATTCGGAGCTGATGCGAAACTTCATCGGCATGTCGTCACATCCCCTCAAATAGCTGCTCGACCTGACCAAATGCCCACGGGAGCCCGAGTAGGATCGCATAGACCATCAGATAAGCGAGACCGGACTTGCGTGCCTGCACGAAGTCGCCCTGCACGGTCGCCTGAATTGTGTCAAAGGCTCCCTTGATGATAATGACCCATTTGCCGATGCTGATCAGTTTGTGGTAAAGCTTCTGCGCGCCGGCATCCAACCCAAGGCCAGAAGCATCGCTGGCAGCAAAGACATGATCCAGTCCGCCGGCACCGAGCAGCACCATGATTGTGATTGCTCCCACCCGGTAAATCAGTTTGTGCCGCTCGATGTGCTCCACGACGATCTTAGCGCCGGTCTGCAGTCGCTCCACAAGCGCACGCCGGGTCCGCTCCGGGATAGCCACCGCCGCCGGCCGCAGATTCACCCGGTAACCGGATGGCTGTAGTGTCAATGTCGCCATAAAAATCCTCCTCGCAAATCTTGATGTACTGGCATCTTTTCTGTGCCGGCCGCATAAGCTGAGGGTAAACCGCCCGCAGCGCCTTAGCCGGAATCTGCCCAAGCGGTTTTCGTTCGCTTACCACGGGTTATCGAATGTACATGGTTGTGTCATTTTATCCACAGCTGTGCACAACCTGGTATACTTTTGCTGCAGAATGTGAAATAATAAGGACGTTTAGAGGCGAATAGGAACAAACGTTCCGCGAACAGTTCTTATCGCGTCGTTTAATTAAAGAAGGAGGCGACATCATGGCGACTATTTTTGATGTTGCGAAGTACTTCCGCTGGCGGGTTGATTATGAGGCCGGGGATACAATGACCAACTTGAAGCTCCAAAAACTCTGCTACTATGCACAGGCGTGGAACTTGGTTTTTAACAAGAAGCCTATGTTTCAAGAACCACTTATGGCTTGGGACCACGGACCAGCTAATTACGACCTGTATAAGCATTATCGCTCTCAACTTGATCAAGGCTGGGATTCAATTGAACCCGGAGATATCAAGGAATCTTTTTCGCCAAATGAAGTATTCTCGTTTGAGGAGTTGGAGACTCTTCAAGAGGTGTGGGACACTTATGGAGATTTGGGTGCTAAGAGGCTCGAGATTCTCACTCATCAGGAGGATCCTTGGCTGAAGACGCGCAAGAATGTTGAGATCAGCCATGAATTGATGCAAGAGTATTACACTCAGCAACTTGCTCAATGAGCAGACTGAAGAACCAAGGATCAAGCGGCGGGCGGAAGATTTCAGATAAAGCCATTGAAGTCAAAACGGTATCTCGCCCTTCGATTTGTTTCCACGACATGAACGACTCTGTTTATCGGCTTTCTGATATCGACAAATACGGATTTGAGCTTATGCTCAAACAATTTAAAATCATGGGTAGCATGACGTGGAATGAAATTTACAGCCACAAAGGGTTCAAATGGGAAGAGATCCCCGAGCGATCAATGAAGTACGCCATACCTAAATCCTTAAACCGCACTTCTCTCTTTCATGTTAAAGTATCTGGAAAATTTCGCGTTTGGGGTTACAGAGAAGATAATGTTTTCCACTTGGTCTGGATTGACCCGAACCACGATGTTACCGCTTGATAAGGTGCCGAATGGTGCCTTTTTTTATTGCCCATACAATCCTCCTGAGTGGGGATTCCATGACCGACAGCAGCTGGTCAATTGACTCCATTCTCTGCTGCTCCCGGGCCGCCAGCGCCGCCGGGTCCTTGCCGTTGATGAGCATCTTCACTTTTCTCGCCTCCCCTCACACAAAGGCTGCTGCCGCGCTGTATGCCAGATCCCCCGCATCCGCTGGTAGACTTACTTTCGCCGGCCTCAGTACCGCTCCCTTAGCCGGGATCGTCATAACCGCCCCGCCTGCTGCATCCATATCCCGCTGGATCAGTCGCTTAAGGTAGCCAGAGCGGTTTTTTCTGCTGCGCACCCATTGCCACATTGCTTTTTGATCCGGATCCAGGACGTTAAAGCAGACAACCTCTTTCTCAATTTTTTTCATTGGCGTAAAGCCCCTTCGCGATTCGATAAAAGGCGTCGACGTTGGCGAACTCGCTCATGCCCGCTTTGAGCAACTGAGCCGAGCCAAAATACTTTGCGAGCTCTCGCTGTATGGGCTCTGCGCCGCCTCCGCACAAGTGGACCGTGTCTCGGTTGCTCCATCCCTTGTTGACCGCATAGGCAGCGATCTGGCGCGCAAACGAGTCGAGGTCAAGGTTACGGCGCGTGTCCATCCCAGTCACGAGCGTGAAGCTCTCCAGGTCCTTGTACCGTCCGTCTAGCAGCGTGCCGTAATTGACCGTGCCGGAGCCGATGTCGATGACCCTCACTGTACCCTTGGCACCCGCCAGAAGGCCCGCAGACACGCCCTCAGCGGCCACCTCACAGCGGTTGATCGTGATGACCCGGCGCCGGCCGTTGATGGTCATCTCATGCTCGCCGATGAGCATCTTTTTGATGAGCTCTTTTTGGTTGCGCGTATGAGTCCCGACCGGCTGCCCCACGACGATGTCATGCTCCGGCCCCGAGGCGTATTGATGGAGCGCGATCAGGACGCGCAGGCGAGCCTCTGGGTGCGCCTTGCTGTCCCCCTTGAGACTGTCGGCCATCTGGCTCTCGTGCAGCGCCAGCGTGCCAGCAAAGCCCCTGCGGCCCTCATAGGCCCAATCGTAATCGTGATCCCCATGCTGCTGCAGGATGTTTCTCTCCCTCCAGTCGTAGCCGATCGCGCTGGGGAACTGCCGAAACTGCTTACCGTCGTACAGCTTAACCGCGCTGCCTCCTGGATCGATGCCAACGATGCCCATGGTGTAATCCCCTCCAGTTACGTCTCCAGTGACGTCATCGGCCACCTGCCGGATGCTGTCGTTGCGTCACTGGTTATGTCACTAGCCTATGGAGATGGCTTGGGCGAGTTTCCTAGAGTTTTCTATACGGCGTATGTTTTTTTCAGAGATTGTCCATCCTTGAAGGTAAAAAGGAGTGGGCAATCATGTCGTATGGTCTCGGTAAAACGCAGACGAAGTTCGGGAGATGGTGTAAGGCGAACGGGGTTAAGCAAGGGGAACTGCCGGTGGATAAGAATACAGCGACACGGCTTTGTTCTGACCTGAGACATGAGCCTTATGAGGGAACTGTTATAAAAGTAATTGGATACTTGCGGAGGAAAGGCTTCGATGTTCGAGCAGCTGATTTTTGGAGTTGAAAATTTCTGTATCATAGATTGATACATTTCGTATATTCTGTAGAAAAAGGCTCCGAGGTGACGCGAATGTTTATTCTTGGCTTAGTTGGAGGGCTGTTGGGGATATTGTTTGGAGTTATCGCAGTAGCTCTCGGCGTGGCCCAAACTTCTGCTGGAAACGATAACTTGCTGGCTGCATATGGGCTATTCGCTTCTGTGTCCTCTATCCCAGCAGTTATTGGCTGCGCGGTCTGTAAAACAAGACCAAGAACAGCAGCGGTTCTTTACTTGTGTTCTGTCGTGGCTGGAGTTTGCTCGGCGTTTATTTACTACCTCATTCCGGCGATTCTTTTGATTGCAGGCTCACTGTTTGGACTTAAAAAGAAATCCGTTTCAAGTCTTAATTCAGGGGAGGGCTAACATGATTAATGCGCCTGTAAAAGGCAGCGAATCCGCTGAACAGCGGCCTGCCATCAAGAAGAGCAAAGGAAATTCTGTTGGAAATCTGCTTCTTTTATTCGGTGGAGGATTGTTCATTACCAGCATTTTTGTTTCTCTTTTTTATAACAGGGACTTCTATCCGAATATCTTCCTTGGCCTAATGGTCGCTGGTTTAGGTGAGGCAATAAACCTCCTGCAGAAAATAGAAGGGAGGAAACGCCATGAATAAACGGCTCGCGAGCGGCTCAATATCGAGAAGACGAAAAAAAGCCCGCCGACCAATAGGTCAGCGGGCTTTGCTCATGCCAAGGGGATGCCGGCGCAGACGCGCAAGGCATTTGCCATTTGGTTGTAGCGTCCGGAATCGCCGCCGGATTGTTTGGCGTTGAACCAGGCCGGCGACAGCCAGTTGTAGATGATCTCTTGCGCGTTGCTCTTGGGCAGCCCCTCGCCAGCAGCTGCGGCGCGGACATTGGCCGCCAGGCGCTCGTAGTGCGCTGCTTCTTCGCGGAGGCTCTGCTGCAGGGCCGCATGCCGCGCCGGCTGGATGTACGAGACGATGACATGGTCCCGCACGTCTGCCGGCAGCTTTGCCGCTGAGGGCGCCGGGCGCACGGCTGTCGATGCCATCTCGGCGGTGACGTCGCGAATCAGGTCGCCCAGCGTCTTGCCTCTGGTCGCGAGCGCCTGGTCGATGTCCCGCTTGCGGGCCGGGTCCAACTGCCGGTGGCTGACGATGTGCGTCGACGGCGTCTTGCCCCATTTGTGGCAGCACAGCGCGAGGTACCAGACCATGCGCTGGTACGCTGCGGCAAAGTCGATCGAGCCGCCGTAGCACAGCTCGATGCCCAGCGCGGCGTGGTTGGCATCGTAGCCATACAGCTCGTTGTCCGTCTTGACGCTGCGGACGACGTGATAGGCCTGCTCCGCCGGGTCTGCGCCGGTGCCGGTGGGGATGATCTCGAGGATGCGCCGGTCATCGATGAACACATGCGCGGAGGCCGTCCGGTCCGTCATCCGCTGGAAGTAGGTCCAGTGGTTATCCGCGGACGCGCCGGGGTTGCCGGTGTCGTGCGCAACGAAAAAGGCCGGGCCGCCGGTTACGAGCCGGGTGCCTGGCCTGACGTTGGCGCGCCGGTCGATGTACCGGCGCTCGATGGGGTACTTATTGCTGTCCACGCCGCACCTCCGCTGCCGCTGGTCCAATAGCCACGGCCTTGAGCTCGTACAGCGCCTTTTCGACGGCCGCTCGCAGCTCCTTGTCCTTGAGAGATGCCACGATTGGCACCGGTAGGTTTGCCTGCAGGTACCTCATCGCCTCCTCCAGCTTGTTTCGAGCGCCCTGGCTTGCTGCTGTCGCCTCGACGTAGGAGACAGCCTCTGCAGCCATCTTGTGCAGCACAGCACGCTGCTGCTCGGTCGTGCGGGCCTCGAGCCAAGCGTCCAGTCGCTTTCGAACTGTCGCTACCCATGCGAGCACGGCGGCCGCCAACAGGCCGACAAGGGCCTGCACGATGGTGTCGATGTACGGTTGGATCGTCATTTTCCATCATCCTTTCGATCCCGACCCATCCGGCGAAGGAATAGGTACAGGTCATATTTTTTGGTCTTGGTCTGGTAAGCGAGCAGCAGTAAGCCGGCCGCGGTGCTGATCGTGGCGATCAACCAACTGAGAAGCTGGGCGGTCCGCATCTCCGGCGTGCGAAACCCAAAGACCTCACTCGCCCGGATCCATATGGCGACAAGCATCTTGATATCGTAGGCGGTCAAAAAAAAGAGCATCGCCAGCATAAATGCGCTGACAACGCCCGAGCGAAACCGTTCGTGGAAATACTTTCTGTGTGCCGCTAAGATGTAGGTCGCCGTCCCGATCGTGACTGCGTAGACGATCAGCAAAGCAATGTCGATGATATGGAGGAGCATTGGCTCACTCTCCTTTGTCGTAGATGAGGTAGCGTGCAAAGCCGTTACGTTCGATTTCCTCTTGAATCTCCCTTGTCGCTTCCCGGTAGCTCCGGATGGTGATGGACACCCGTCTGGATGCGCGGTTAAGATCTGCTTGTTTGGCCCGGGTCGTTGGGAGATGGCGGAGCAGCTGCTTGAGCATGCCCATCATCCTCCTTTGTCCTCGTCCTTCTTAAGATTCTTTACCACGTCGAGCAGCGGGCCCATCACCCCTTCGCGCTCTTTATCGAGAATCGCCTGCAGTTTGTCTCGATCCTCTTCGGCCTTTTCCAATAGCTCACGGGGTACAAGGTCGCCCCGCAGCAGCATGCGACCGATATAGCCAAGCACGAGCAGCAAAATAAGCAAGAGGACCAGCGACAGCCCGTACTTCTCAATGAGCTGAGCGGCCCTCTCGGTCGCGTCCAGATGGGCTTGATCCACCCCTGCCACCTTCTCTCTCTAAAGTCAGCAATCAATTGCATTTGCAAAGGCCGGCAGCGTCTTGAGGTGTTGATAGGCCTGCTTGATGAAATTTGCTGCAAATTCGGTCACCGACGGCCGAAACTCGAAATATTCCGTATGAGCCGACATCTTGCCTTGGTCCCGAGCTGCAGGCGAAACGTAATACCGCAACTCGATCGAGCACTTAGTCTTACTCCCTCCTACGCCTTGGACAACGGCATAGGCTTGGCTTATCGATATTCCACATGGAATGTCGATATTGATTTGCAACGCCATCCGACGATCAACTCCTCTCTATGTCGTTGTCGCGAACATCTGTCCGTCATTGGGGCCAGTCGGCGCCCCGAACTTAAAACGAGGTCGATTAGACAAATCGGTCCAGATGTGCAAATCGCCTATGACGAGATGCCCCTCGTTCCAGCCCGGCTGACAACGCAGCCCTCCTTCGGCGACAATGGCTCGCGGCGTCCTCAGCGCGCCTTGCACATCTTCATACAGGATGTTCGTGTAGGTCGCCGCCGGGTCGTCCACGTTGACCGTGCTCGCCTTTGCAATAGCGAATGGAGTGTCTACCCCTACCGCCAGCACTGGCGCAAGGGCAGGGCGCTTCAACAGGCCTAACCGCCGGAACCCCTCTTTGTCGGCCGTAACGATTGAGGTCATCTGGTCGTTGCCGCTCGCCTTCACAACATTCTCCAGATGATTCCGCCGAAGCGCATCCGGAGCGAGCCCGTCTGTCAGGCCATTTCGTGTATTCCGGCTTCGGTTTCCATCGCAGTAGACATGAATGGACTCGGCACCGCAGACGAGCGGAAAATTTGTAATCGGAGTCGATCTGCGATCAATAATCGTATTATCTCGGACGTAGACGTCTGAGATCGTCGCCGCGTACTGTCGGTCAAGCGATATCCCGAAATTCTGGTCGAGGTTCGAGCTGCCGATTGCCGTTGTGCCGTTGGAATAATACTGCGTGCCGGCATCAAGGATTTGGTTATCCGCAATGGTGATGTTTTTGCAACCCATCACCTTTATTCCGCCTCGAGCTGGGCTAATGATGGTGTTGTCGCTGATCGTCAGGCCTTCAGCAAACGAGGTAGGATTCGACGGCGCAGTAAGGTAAGGGAACCCACCAACATTGATACCGATTCCCGCGTTGTCTTGCAATTCATCCACCGGACCTCGATAAACGGTATTGATGAGATTCCCACTGATAGTTCCGTATTTCGGAGCGTCTGTGAGTTTAATTCCAAACTGCCCGGACCAGCTAATGACATTGCCCGTGCATGTGAAATTCTCCACGCCCGCCGCGCTGGTGCCGACAGAGTCCTCCCATCCGGCCAGCCAAATACCCGCATAGGCAGAATAGTTAATGATGTTGTTGTTGCAAGTCACTCGACGGCACGAGCGGCTAATGCTGACTCCATTGTCCGCCGAATAGTCGATATGGTTCGCGCTGAAGTTCAGCTTTTCGGTCCAAATGAAGCCTACATCCAAGCAGTTGTAAAAGTCGTTTTCAATGACTCGGCTGCGCCCAGACACACCGCGCAACAAAACGGGCAAAGAAGAAATGCCGTTGAAGCTGCAGGATCTAATCTGAACATTCCGAATCTCCGGGTTGTTCTCGCCTGGAACCAAACTTCCGCTCAGACGAATGCCATGTTCAATTCCTGGAGACTTGTTGCGACCGCGACGTGGAAATGTTCCACTATCTTGGACGCCTCCAAGAAAAAGGAGATTTTCAAATCGAATGTCATGGATGGGCTGGTTCCCGTTTACAAAACTTGCCAGGGCGTTTCCGTTCGAGGTCAAAACGGAGTCAACGCCAACACCCCAGTAGATCAGGTTGCTTCGGGGAATTAGACCGGCAGCATTATAAGTGCCGACAGGGAAAAACACACCGCTAGCACCATTTTGAGCGGCCTCATCAATGGCTAATTGAATGGCTGCCCGGTCGTCTGTTACTCCATCTCCTTTCGCCTTATACCACTTTACGTTGACAGATCGAGCCCGAAATTCGTTTTCAAGTTTCTGAAAGTTTTCATTCATCTCCTGCCGCAGCAGGCCGTCCGTCCCGTTCCATTTGTGCATCTTCAGATACGTTGTGCTACTCGATGCCATTGCGCCTGAGCACCTCCTCTACGGGAATTAAAAACGTGGTCTCAAGTTGGTCCCAAGTCGGGATCTGTTCAGCCTGATTCCACGTTAGGGCGACTTCCTCTATTTCATCCCAGGGCAAATAAGTCGGTTCAAATTCGTATTCCAGATGAGCCGGCAGCGCCTTGTCAGCCGTTTGTCGCATTTCATTAATTTCTTGCGGTATGCCTCGAACTTCATAAATTGTCGCTCTGACCAGATAATCATTAAGCAGAGGCAATACTTTGCTCTTGTAAAAGCTGTTAACCATATTCGTATAAGCACCTAGCGTCATCGGAGGTTGGGAGCTTTGCGGTTCATCTAAAAGCTCCCTCCGATAACCCTCCAACATTGAGAACAGACGAATTAGTTCAACCGCCTGAGTAGATTGGATATCGGTGAAGAGGGCAGAACGCTGCAAGAAGTCGGGCACATAGCTCCGAATAGCCTCCGCAATGTCCCGATCCGTTACGAAAGCTTCTGCCCCCCCGCTCCCGCGTGCTGTACCCGACATGATCGTATATCGAGCAGCTGAGGGAGCAGACAAGTCGCTTTTCCCTCGCGCTGTACCTGCAGCAGCGAGTTGACGAATTCCCGCTGCCATAACCGCACTTGATGCCGCGGCAAGTAGAACAGGAGAGCGGATTATTCGAACTGCGCCTCCTGATGCAAACGCCTGCCCCAAGGCGCTACCGCCCGCGGTTAAAATTGTGACGGCGACGGCGACGGATTGAGCCAATCCGCTAGAACTCCCTGTCGCTACGATCTCAGCCATACGGCATCACCTCAATCTTCCGAAACGGTTAATGTCCCAGCGAAAATCTTGAGTTGGTTTGATACCGCAATCGGTTGGGACGGTGTCAAAGCGCCCATATACAACAGCTTCCCGGCCGTCGCAGCGTCATAAATGCCGAAGTGCGTGAGCGTTCCCCATGCCGCCGTTGCGACCGGAAAAAGAATGTCCGCCGAGTTGCTGCTGCTTCCGGAGGTTGAATTTGTAAACGTGACTGCTTGCCGCGCATAGCCTCCTCCGCTCGCTTCCGTCCCCGTCCCTGCCTCGCCTGGATCCGAAGTGAAGAGAGCAACAAAGAGTGCGGCCGGTGGAGTATATACAGTCCCGCGGAGCACGTGGTTAAGAATTTGGTTTTCGAGCCAATCCGATTTGCCTGGCAATGGAATCACCTCATATGGTTAAATTTATTGCTCCGACAACGGGCACTTGGTCCTGCTGCAGCTGATAATTCCCGCTGAAGCCGTTGACCAGCAGATCGGTGTAGTCCATCACGCCGTCAGCCGAGAGGATGCATTCTCCGATTCGGCTTGCACGTACAATGAGCGTGTCGAAGGCCAATCCTTTGAAATATGCCGTCATCGCATCTTGAACCAATGCTTTGACCTGGGTTTCCGATGCGCCGGGCTCGAGAGTCACTTTTGCCGACACGCTGATGAGGACTTCACTTATTCCAACAACGGTCGGTACAGATCCGACAGTGGCCATCTCTTGAATCAAGGCATTCGCGGCAGCGACAGCGGATGCCCCGGGTGTTCTCTTTTGTGCTGAAATCAAGATGATTTTGACAGTGCCTCCTCCAGCCCAAGCACGAATAACCCGAGCATCATCAATGCCGGGTACCGTCTTCGCCAACTGTTTGTATTGCGTGGGGTTGCCGCTTCCGGCCGGCTCGGTGCGCTTTTCCACCACCCGAGCGAGAAGAGCTTCGTTCGTTTCAATATCCTCGCCGCCTCTTGTTGGTTCCAAGTTGACGACCGACACGTTAGGAATGGACGATTGGATGATGAGTGATTCAGCGACGTTACCGGCGAAGCCAGCCTGCAGGGCGGTGATTTTCGCCATAACGCTTCCGGACACCGGGATGCTCGCTGCCGCGTCAATAGTAAACACCGTGCCGCTTGCTGTTGCTACAACGCCTCCCGCCGCTACCTCCACACCGGCCGCTCCTGTCAGCAGCACTGCTCCTTCGGCAGGGACGGCCGGCTTTCGGACCAGTCCTTGCTCAGCTGCCAAGAGATTCACTTCTTCATCGGAGGCATCTTCGGCGCTCCCGGCGCGCACTCTCTTCATCCGCTCCATTTCCTCGTACGCTTGGGCGACCTCCAGCGCTACCGGAGAGAGAGCGTCGAACGTAAACGTTCCCTCTCCCTTTGCCGCTCCGCTCGCCACTTGCCCCAGCATGCGGGTCAGAATGTCCTCATAGCTGGAAGCCATCGATTACCACACCTCCGTAAACCGTGTTAGCCGTGAAATGTATGGACAGCGTGTCGGCGTCCTGCTGGAGTTGGAAATCAGTCAGGGACTGGATGTAGGGGCTTGCTCCTAGCGCCTCTTTGACAAAGCGCTCAGCCTCGGATTGATCAGGAACACTGCGCTGTCCTAACAGGCTATCGAGCTCTTGTCCATAATCCCAACTGTAGGCCAAATAACGGAATCGTTCTGTTCTGAGCGTCTTGGATATCCAAGTTCTGATGGCGTCTATCCCCTCGATCAGAACCGGATTGCCGTCCCTCAGAACAAAATCATCTAGTGAGAAGTCCCAGACGTACTCTCGAAAAAGCGGCAGGTCGGCAGGCTCCTCAGTTGCAGATTGGACCGATTCCGCTACCTGAACTCCGTCGATAAACGGGAAAAGGTCATCAGCCATCCGCCGCCACCACCTTAAAGGCTGCCCATCGCCCGGCAGCTGGGAGAAGCATGACTTGCTCCCCTGCTACATGCACCCACCCCGGTTGGATGAGCAGGTCATCCGTTTCGAGCGTCATGTCTTGATGCAGGATAGAGAGAGGCGCCGGCCACGTGCTCGTGACGGTTCCGAGACGTGGCGAGCACCGCTGCGCTTCATTTCGAGCCGCTTCACGGATAAACGAAATTATCCAGGCTATATGATGTTCCGGCGGTGCTGCTGTCGCTTTTTTTGCGTGTTTTCTTGCTTGTTCCACTCTCAACCTCGCCTCCTTCCTGCTCATCCATGACGTTTTGGAAATTGACCGTTAGCGTAATCGTCTGCATGCCGTTTTCCCAAACATGCTCGTCGCTGTCTACATAATAAAGGCCCACCAGTCCGGTGAGCGCATCTTCGATACGAACAGCATTGCCGGTAATGAGATCGATTTGCCCATTTCCGACGACCGTCACGTTAGCCGTCCGCTCCGCTCCGCGCAACATCGCACGAGCTGGCCCATAGGGGTCTTTCTTCTCCTCGGCTTGATAGATTTCTTGCAGCCGTCCATACCGTTTCAGGTTGGCGTCGTCCTTCACCTCGCCGGCATAGTTGTCGTTCTTGTCCACAATACGGACCGCCGTTACGGCATCCTCAATGCTTTCGGTGTAGCTCGCTTCGGTCAAGTTCGTGTCGGCCGTCAGCATAACACCTGCCGTCCTCGCACCCTTCTCGATGACGCTCAGCCGTCCAGCTGACATCCGCGGAATATACCGGCGTCCCGTCTGCTTGGAGGCCTCCGTGTAGCCAATCATGATCGTCTCATAAGCGCTGCGATTCAGAGCCGTAAATCGATGAGAGCCTCCGCCCTCATCCATGTACCCCACAGGGACGCCGATCTCACCGCAGACCGTCCGTGCCACCGCCGCGGCTGTCGCACCTTTGAAAACGCGGGACACTTTGGATTGGGTCAAATACCGCAATCCATCGTAGGCGGTGTAATCGATGGCATTTCCCGTCAGCGACTTGCTCTTTTTGAAGAGGTATCCGCGGAAGATTTCTTTGCTGGCATCATCGTAGATGAAGATCATTTCCCCGAGCTCCATCGGGACCCTCGGGACGTTGGGATCCTGCGGAGCGAACAGGAGCGAGAAAGTCGCCGATCGGGCAGCCGTTGACTTGTCGCCCGACCACGACAGCCGCAAGAAAAGGCCGGATAAATCCGTCTTCACTCCCGTGCGGGAGACGTGCTTGAGCGAAATCATAGCTTCAACACCTGCCCGATCTGCAGCTTCCGGTCATCTTTGATTCCGTTCTTCTTTTTTATTTCCGGCCACCGGCTGCCATCGCCATACACTCGCTTGGCGATAATATAGCCCGTATCGCCCCTTTTGACGGTGTACGTCTTCGGAGTGGCCTTGGCTGTCGCCTTTGTTGCTTGGACCGCAGCCGTTTGACCTTGCATCGTCCCGGCCGCAGCTGCTTTTTGTGCAGAGACGAACCTGTATTCCTTTAGCGTCAACGAGAAGTGAACGTCCAGCGGTCCCGGTCGATGGCCATAGCTGAACGATTCAATAACCACGACCTGATTGAGGCTTAGTCCTTTGGCTGTGATAAGTAACCGGAGAGGCTTTCCGCTCTCTTTCCAGCGATTCAGCGTATTCACGAACGTCACCGGCGGCGGGAAATCCTTGTAGACACAAAGCCCGTCATCCTGAATTGGAAAGTAGCTCTCGAGCGAGATGCTGCTGAGCTGCCGCTTTCCCATCACGAGAATCTCGCCGAGGTTATGGACGTTCACGCTTTTGTGGGCCATTCCGGTCTGAAAATCGTAACTCGTCGGCGGCACCGGCAGCCGAAGCTTTTCTTTGCCGCTGTCATAAGACAGCACAACGTCGATCGGCATACCGTTACCCCCCGTTCAAGCTTACTGATTCAAACGTCTCGCGAAACATCTGGGCGAGCCTTGCGAAGTCGGATTCATCGCGGACGATAGGGTCATGAAGATGGATTTCAATTGGCCGAACTCCTGCGGATCCGGCTGTTTTTGATTCCTGCGCTGTGAGGACCTGCTCGCCTTGATGCAGCAGCACCGGCCAGTTATCGCGAGGAACGGTGTGCTGGCCCATTGCTCGCTTAATGCCCAATTGGTCATAAATCCATCCGTTGATTTTGTCGTAGACTGGTTTTAATGGAGCGTCTTTGGTCATCGCATCAGATAACGCCATGCTCGGCACAACGACCTTTGGCGCTTCTTTGGTTGCCTTTCCTGCAGCTGCAGTCGTGGTGCCAACAACGACTTTCGCTTGCAATCCGCCCGGTGTAGCCGCCCCTACCGCAATACCGCTCAGCAATGGGTGATCCTTCACGACGCTAAATAACCCGTCAACAAGGCCGCTGCCGATGTTTTTACCAACTTGGAGAGCGGCATCGACGATTGATTGGCTGTTTTTCAGCCCCTCGCCTATAACGTCACCGATCTTTGTTGATACGTTGGCAAGGGTCTCCCTACCCCCCTCGTTTTCATACCACCCGTCGAACTGCTCCTTCAGCTTTCCGAATGCAAATTTCACTTTGGCGACCAGGTCCATGTCCTGGAATTGGGGGTTGTCGATAAAGGTGGTCTTGATGTATTCCCAAGCCTGCTTACCTTTTTCGACAACAGACCTTGTGAACGACGCCATCATATTGCTGCCTGCGTCAAAAAGCTTTGTCGCTCCGCCGCCGCTCAAAAAGTCTGCCCAGCGCTTTAGCTCCGGCTTGAGATATTCGAGCGTCTTCGTACCCATGTTCGTGACACCCGACTTCATCGTGCCGGTGATGGTCGACCAGAGGCCGTAGGAGGACTGTCCGAGTTTTTCGGCGCCGCCGCGGAACATCTGCGTCAGCCCGATTCCGGATCCGTTCTTGATTTTGGCCCAGTCGCCGCCGGCCGCCTTGATTTGGGCCTGTGAGATCTTGAAGCCAAACTCCTTCATCCGCTCCGTCTCGCCTGTCGCCATATCTGCCAATGCCTCGATGGCGTCACTGAGCGACTTGCCCGGCGTCAGAGCTGTCATGTCCTCTGCCAGCCGCAGGAGGCTCATGGCGGGCTTTGTCTTGCCGCCAGCTATACCAAGCGCTCGTGTGCCTGTTGCAATGACCTCATCCGTATCGAACGGCGTCAGGTCGGCGTTTTTCCGCAAGTCGGAGATGAATCGCTGCGCCTCTTGCCCAGCCCATTCCTTTCCTTTCTTCGGATTGTTAACTCCGAGGAAGTGCGTCATGGAAATCATCTGGCGCTCCAGCATGGATGCACCGCTGAGGCTCTGCTGGTAAAGTGCAGCTCCACCAGCTGCAGCCAAGCCGCCTCCGATGATGAGCGGCTTGCTTAGTACCTTCAATGTGTTGGTCAGACCTCGGAGGCCGCTGGAGGCCATGTCGACGGCCTTTACCGTGACCTTGAACGGCGTCTTGGTCATCCACTTGATGGTATTGACCGCTGGCCGAATCTGCGCATTGAATCGCTGTGCATGAGCCGTCACGACGACCGCGGCGTTCCGAATTGCCTTGGTTCGCTTCTCGACTTCCTTCATCGCCTTCATCGCCGGCGTGTTGTTCATACGGATCTGCCGGCGCTTTTTCTCCTCCGCGTCCATCTGCTTGCGGACCGTTTGAACCGATCGGGCGAACGTGTCCGTGTTCTTTTTCGCACGCTGCATGACTGCGGAATAGTTGTCCCGCAGGCTGATGACCGATGTAAGCCGCACCTGATTTCACCTCACATTAACGGGAGCATCGGCCAGGCGCCGGTCTTCATGAGGCGCTCCCGTTCCTCTTGTTCATGGTGGTAAAAAGCCCGGATGAGCAGTTGCTCTCCGGGCGGCATGTTATAGATTTCGCTTGGTCGAATGCCGCGCCGGGACCAGTAGTAGTACAGCATCTCGGTGTAACCATCCGACCTTATTCGTTTTTTAACTCGACGACAGCGCCTTCTCCGAAGCCGGACAGGTCGGAAATTTCGCTGTACAGGACGGCGATCTCCCCCGGGAGCAAAAAGCCGGTATGGAGCAGGAGCTCTTTGGGTGTCGCCACGCCGTAATGCTTCAGCAACTCGGAATCCTTGAGCGATGGATCGAGAACGCCTTTAAGAATCGTAAAGGCTCGAATCGCTCCCTGATCTACATCTCCGTTTGACGTAGCGATTTCGGCGATTTCCTCCTGCTCGTCGTAGGTGAGCGCCTGAAGCTTGAATTCCACCGGCGCTCCTGCGAGGGCTGTCAGACGCGGCAACTCGACGCGCTTGGTCGGCCGTGTAACCTTCGAACGATCAATTTTCAGCAGTAAATCGAGTGCAGACATGTATTAGCCTCCCAGTTTCGGATCGATAGAGTCATTGATGGTCCAGTCCGTAAACGTGAACGGCGCTTCAATCTCACCCTTTACTCCGGATTCCCAGTCTGCCAAGGTCAGATCGTTGAAGCTCGCATCCTTAACCGTGACACGCTCGGAGCCGAAGGCTGCCGGATCCGCCAGAGCGGTAAGGATCGTAACCCGCGGCAACTGCCCGAGCTTGATCTTGTCGCTGAGTTTCCGGATGAGCCGAGAGTTTACCTTGTGTAGACGGAGGCTTCCATTGCCCTTGTAGCCCATGAATTTTGAATCCGTGCCCATCTTCCCCGCCAATTGCACGTCTTCCTTGTTGAACTCCAGCTTTGCTTGAAACCCCTTTACCTCGGCGAGATATTCCCCATCAAGCCAGGCCTCTCCGAACGTGCCGCTGACGATCCGTTCGCCGCTGAAATTTGCTGGCATGCCTCATGCCTCCTTACAGATAGATTTGCATGTCGAAGTCTTCAATCGCATCCAGCGCACGAAGCGGGCCGCTGATGAAGACCTTGTCTCGCGTATCCGCCTCTTTGACGGCTTGGTCGGACATAGCCGCGACAGTATCCGCTCCAAGAAAGGTTTTGAGGAAGGTCCTCTGCGCCGGCACATTCACTCCAGCTCGGCTCATACCGGGATTCAGAACCCCGGCTTGCTCCAACTCCTCGTAGTAGGCGTTGATGGCATTGAGAAGCAAAAGCTTGTTCGTGTAGCTATTGGACACCTTGCCGATGTAGTTGTCCTCGATTGTCGCCTTGAGGTCTGTATAGACCTTGTTGAAGATCCGAACAAGCTTGATCTTCTGCCAGTCGGCGCCGTATGGGTCGGCCAGCGTCGTAAGCGACGTGACGCCGCGGGCGATCTTGACCTTCGCGCCGTCGTTGATAAGAATCAGCTTGCCGGCCGCGATAGCTGTGCTCGCGTCTGTCTTGGTTATCTTCGGCACGTCCGTGACCTCTGGCAGCACCTGATAGGTCGGAGCGACCGTCAGGGAGAGTCCGGCCAGCAAGCCGGCGATACGGCCGAGGAAGTTCGTCGTCGTGTAACTCGTGGCTCCGACGAGGATGTTGTCGGTTGCGAAGTTGACGATGGCCGGATGATCGCCGGCATGGTTCGGCAGTACAAACGTGATCTTCCGTTCCTTTGTCTCGTACATACCTTTGGCCCATGTCGCAGCTGCTGATACATCGCCGGCGGCGATTCCAGGAACAGTTCCCACGTTCCAAGGAATGGTTTCAAGGTAGTTGTAGGCTGCGGAGTAATCCGTCGCGGCGGACGGGATGACGACAACCTTTACAAGCGCCGGCGTACCGATCATGGCGAGCGCGATGTGGTTTTTATTGACGACGGTCAGCCCCGCGGGGATCTCGTCGCCTGGACGCAGTTTGTACTCCGTGACGCCAGTTGATACGGAACTGTCCTTCAGCACGATCGCCAGCACGCCGGCGCCGCCTTGCTGGACGGCAGCCGCCGCGGTGGATTTGAACACGATGTTTACGTTCGGCATTCCGAGTGGCATTGTCATCCTCCATTCTGGTCCAGATGGACCTCTTGCATTTTGTCGTACTCCGGAAGCTCCCGAGCCGCTTGGCCTTCCAGGATAACAGTGATGTAGACTTCGCCGTCCCTTGGTCCGCCGTCAATGCCCGCTAAGGAGTAACAGGAACCATCCGGGGCAGAAAGTGCCGGCGAAGCCTGCAGCGCACCCATCAGCCGATCGGAAACGTCGAGCTGATCAAAGGCATCCGGCTCACCACCGCGAGCCAGCCGGGGGAAGTAGACGATCTGCCAGGTCATTCGTTGTTGCCGGTAATTCAGATTTAGGAATTCGGACGAATGCGCTGCGAGTTGAACGAAAAAAGACGGCTGTTCAAAGCCGTCCGGCGCCGTGTTGACGTATGTGATCGCGACCTCTGGAATCGTCTCCTTGAGCAAGCGCCGAATAGCATCCAGGCTGCTACGAAACATCGAAGCCCGCCTCCCTGCCAAGGTCTCCAATAAAATCGTCGACCATATCCGGTATGTCCCGATTAGTTCGCTCGAGCGCCCGCTTGGTAAAGTGCGTTCCGGCCACGAAGCCGAGATCCTTTTTGTACCTGCGAATCTTGCCGGTCTTCGTCTTCTTGCGCGTCACCTTGATGAGCCTGTGACCGTCCTCGACCATCTTCGCATACCAGACCTTTGTGCCAACTTCGATCGTCTCGCCAGGATCGACGAAAAGGATCCATTCCTTTTGTCCTTTGTAGAGCTCGCGTTTAAACGACGCCTTTAGCCGGCCCGAGCTGACGGGTGCTTCTGAGGCGCAGTTATCAAGGTGCTTTTTCCCGACGTCGTACCGCAGCTGGTCATAACGGGTTTTGTCCTTGGCTGCTTTGCCGAGTGCCTTCGAGAGTTTGTCCAGACCGTCAATTTTGAAGCTCATGCCGGCGCCTCCCTCTCTATTTGGACTTCGGTATGATGGTTGTTTGGACGGTATGGCTCACCGGCACGGTACTCACCTGCTCCGTGGACCTTCACAAGATCACCCGCCTGGACTTCGGCCGCAACAGGCATGTAGATCATGTAGACTTCCGCGATCTCTGTCTGCGGCTCACCACGAACAGCAGAAATACTTTTGCGGGACAGCCGACAAGGATGGGAGCTGACTCGCTGGTAATCGTTAGGACCATTAATGGGCGAATTGTACTCGTCCTTTTGCGGCAGCGCACGCCAAACCGTGCAGCGCTGATTAAGCATTCCCGGCCCCATCAGCGCCACCGCCTGACATGTGATCGCAGTAAACCACGTACGGCCCGTGGGAGGTTCGGGGACTCGCCGTCAATCCCCTTATCGTAAGTCACAGAGTAGTCGCCGATCCGCTCCGATACTTTTCCCCACTCTCCCGAATACAGGAGCTTGCAGAGCAACAGGCAGGCCAATTCGATTGATTTGGGCAACGTAGGTTCAGGACCGCCAGGCTCGTCGCTCGGCAGCACGAATCCGCCCGTATACCGTACAGGAATGTTGAATATTCCACGCGGCCAGTGCTCCTTCCGGAACAGCATGCCGTCTTCCAGTTCAACAAAATTAGTGATGAGTTGTTCCGGTTCACCAACGGTCAAGATTGAGGCCACCGGATAGGCTCGAAGAGGAAGCATCGTTGATCCAAGCCCGCTGCAAAGCTCTGTTCGCTCCTTCAGTTCGAACGAGCGCCGGCAGTATAACTCTACCGCCTCTGACGCAGCCTGGAGGTAAAGCGCGACCTGTTCGTCCGCGCTTGAGTCCTCTGGCATGATGAGTAGTTGCTGTTTGGCCTTAGATAGGGTCGTAAGCATACCCAATCACCTGCCTCACTTTTCTTCTTTGGGTGCCTTTTGCTTCTCGGTCTTCGCGTCAGCCTTCTTCTCTTCATTTCCATTTCCCGCGTTTTCGTTCGGCTCTACAACTTCTTTGCCGATCACATCCGCTTCCCGAAGCAGCTTCTCCCTTTCCTCATCGGCTTCAATGACGTCTCCGACCCCCACCACATTGCCGGACAAGGTATCTTCAAATGGGTTTTTCACGATGAACCTTTTCATGTTTACCTCTCCTCTCATAGGGAAATGCAGGCCGAGGATTCCCGGCCTGCACAGCAATAAACTAGACTGCCGGGATGTCCAGGATGACGTAAGGGCTGACCTTCGTGACGCCGTTTTCCAGCGTCAGAGGCGCAACGACCCACGGTTTGCCATCGACGTTCCAGAACACCTTGATGACCGTCTTGTTCTGTTTAAACATGACGTGCTCAGATGCGGCGATGAACGGGCCGCTGCCGTCTTTGATCAGGTAATAGGACAGATCGACTAGCATCAGGTCGCCTTTGGCACCGAGAGCCGGCGTCTTGCCCGTGAACACGATTGGGATGCCGAACAGGGTAGACGGCAGGCCGCGCGTAGCGTCGCCGCGGATGAAAATGCTGTTGCCGGCATCGTCCTTCAGGGAAGCGATCATCACCATAGCCGATTGGTTGGCCACGAAAACGGAGTTGGACGTCGACTCCGGCAGCAGCGATGCCAGCATCTGCAGGATGTCGATGAACTGGATCTTGTTTGCCGTCGCGCGTTTGACTACCAGGCCACCCGCAGCGCCCAGGACGCCGGTTGGCTTGCCCGTGCCATTGCCGGTCAAGAAGGCGATGTCCTCAGCAGCCGTCATGGCTTTCGTGAGAAGGCCACGGATGAAGGAGTCGGCAGCCTTCCAGTTCCGCAGCAGCTTGTCGGTGACGATCGTCGTGGCCGCCACCTCGTTCGGCTGCAGGGAGACCTCCGCCAGGGATGCATTCGTGTCCGGCTTGTCGGCCCCTTCCCCGATCCATTGGACCTGCACGCCGCCATATACGCCGTTGGTGCCTTGGTTCAGGGCCGGCATCGTGACCTTGGAGTCAGGCGGATCTCCTGCAGGGATGACTGTTGCGCGCGGACGGACCACGGACGGCGAAGCACCGATCTGCAGCACGTCCGGAATGAATTGATCCGGCACTGCGTAGCCGCCTTCCGAATCGACGCCCATCGACCACTGGTTCTGGAACTTTGGCATGATCTGGTCGCGGAACGCTTCCGGAACCCCATAGCCGCCGCCCTCGCCCTGGCCTACAGGCAGGTTCTGCAGACGGCCCGTCGAATCTCCGAAACGAACTGCATGGATGATTTCGCCGAGGTTTTGGAAGCCGCCGTTGTCGAGGCGTTTCGCCTGTACCGGAGCGCCGGCCACCGCCGCAGGACGGAAAGGCTGCCCGGACGTCTGGTTCAGCACTGCAGTACGAGCAGCCATCTTGTTCTCGCGCCCCTCTTGCTTCTGAGCCGCTTCGATTTTCGCGGAGTAGTCGTCGAACGAAGCATCCAGCCGATCGTACTCGGCCTCTTCTTCGTCCGTGAGGTTCCGGCCCTCGGTTTTAGCTTTGTTCACGATGGCTTGCTGTTGGTCATGGACAGAAGCACGAGCCTGCAGCAGCTCCGCAAGCGATTCGACCGCACCTTCGGCGAACGTCTGAAGATTCAGGGGGAAACGGAATTTGGACTGGTTTTTCATCGATTGAGCACTCTCCCTTTCAAAGCGAGTTGTTTTTCAAACAAAGAAAGCGGTGCGCTTGGCGCCCGCTCAGGTGTGGTTGATTCGGTTGTCATGTTGGCTTCAGGGGCGGGCGTCTCTTGCTTCGGAGGCTTGATCCGATTGTACTGTTCGGCAAAGCGATCCATGGCCTGGCTGACGCTGTTCTGAATGGCCAGCCTGCTGAACATGAACGAATCTTGGACTGCCGGATCCGCATCAGCAGGCACCGCTTCATCGGTATAGAGGATGCCATTGGCGAATCCCTCGGCTACTGCCTTCTTGGCGCTCATCCAGGTTTCTTCATCCATCAGCCTCGAAATCTTGTTTGCGCTCAGACCCGTTTTCATCTGGTACGCATTGACGAGCGTTTGCTTGACCTCATCCAAGACGTCGGCCATATGGCGCATGTCCTTGGCTTCCCCGCGCGTGCCGCTCCAAGGGTTATGGATCATCAGGATGCTCACCGGGGACATGTAGACTTCATCGCCGGCCATGGCGATCACGGAGCCCGCGGATGCCGCCTTGCCGTCGATCTTGACCACGACTTTCCCCTTGTGCTCCTTCAAGGCGTTGTACATCCCTGCCGCGGCAAAGACGTCGCCGCCCCAACTGTCGATCCAAACCGTGATGTCCTTGCCTTTGTATGCGGAGAGCTCCTCTTTGAAGGCGCTCGGATTGGCGACGGGTATGCCGAACCATTCGTAAATCCATGCATCGTCATCGCTGACGATCTCGCCCTCAATGCGCAGCTCAACATTGTCGCCGTCGGCAGAAGCTTTAAAGTTCCAGAACCGTTTCACTATTTACTCTCACCTCCTCCACCAGAGTTTGGTTTTGTTTGGCCGGCTGCCGCAGTAGGCGAGACCATATTTCCGTTGACGAGGTAAGCCTCGCCCTCCGGACCGTCGATTGGATTCATGTCCTCGATCTCCAGCCACTTATTGGCGTTGATGACGCCGTTCTGCCGCATCTGCGCCAGACCTTCTTGCCGGCTCTTGTAGTCTCCTCGCAACAGGCCGGAGACATTGAACTTGGCATAGTAGCCTGCTCGACGCTCAGCCGCCGTGAACAGTTTCCAGTTGATTGTTTTCTCCCATGCCACCAGGTAAGGCATAAGAGAGTACTGCACGAACTCAATCGCTTGGTGCTCGATATTGTTGTTTGTGCTCCGTTCCAGATTGGCAATCATGTGCGGCGGAACGCGGAATAGCCCGCAAATTTCATCGCGGGTAAATTTCCGATTCTCGATGAATTGCGCATCGTTGAAAGACATCGGAATCCGGGAAAATTTCGATCCTTCCTCGAGCAGTAAAGGTCGCCACGAATTGGCGAGTCCGGATCCGCGCGCCTCCAGGTCATCCCGAAGTCGGTTGTATGCGACTTCGGAGAGCTCCTCCTGCACCTCGATTACACCGCCAACGTTCATGCCCTGCCCATAGAAGCGCGCGGCAAACTCGGCTGCCGCCAGACCGACCCCGATGGATTCGGCTGCCATACGGATGGGGCTGTATCCCATGATGCCGTCGAAGCCAAGCCCCGGAACATGGAAGATGGCTGAAGCTGGATAGACTTCCTGCTTCCCTCGGTCCGTGATCCGGTATTTGATCTTGCCGTCGGACAAATCTCGAAACGGCTCAACCATGGTCCATGGGATCGGATACAGGTCCGCAGGCCGCCCCCGCCCGTCGAGGGTGATGACAGAATAGCAATTCCCGGCCAACGCCTGGCTGCCGAGCTGCTGTTCCCGCCAGGTGACCGTAGTCATCTCATCGTTTGGAAGCGAGTAAAGCAGATCATGGACCGGATGATCCGCAGCCTGATCCGATCCGCCCCCAGGCCGCTTTTTGTACACACCCAGCGGTAGGGTGCCCATCGTTTCTGCGAGCACCCGCACGCAGCTGTACACGGTAATGAAGCGCATCGCGCTTTCCTCGTTTACCTTGACGCCGGAGTGTACCTGTCCGCCCCGGGCACGCTCCACGACCTGACGATGAAAGTCGTCCATGGTGTAAGCTTCAGATTTAGCGGAAATCAGTCTTGAAAGAACGCCCATTTGCTCCTCCTTTCTCCGCTGTCGCCTTTACAGGCTTGCGGGGTTATGTGCGGGGGCTCTCATTAGGAGGAACGCCCTGCGCGGCTCCTGGGGGCTTCCGGCGAGGTGGAAGCCCGAGCCAGAGCAAGAGGATGCCGCAAACCATATAGCTGGCAGGCTGGTAGATCAGCCACAACCCGTACCCGAGAAGGAAAAAGCCCGCCACAAGGCAGGCTTCCCGGAGATTTTCGATTGTGATTTTCATAGCTTCCGCAGCCCCCTCTTCTCATAAGCTGATTTGCGTTTCTCCCGGAAGACAAGTGCGCGGGCCAATGCGTCGATAATGGCTGCGATACCGTCGATCCGGTTCGAGGATTTCTTCTTGTCTGGAGCGATGTTCTCGTTCGCGTCCATGCGGATGACGACATTGTCTGCCATCCAGCGGAGCACCTCGTTGCCGCCGTGGAAGAAGCGCTTGGCAATAACCAGCGCCTCCAACTCCTTCGTTGCTGCCGAGAGGTTTCGCAGGTTCTGTGACAACTCGACCATCTCGAGCCCTTCATCGGCCAGTTCCAGCGCGATCTGAGTGGCGTTCCATGGATCGAAGGCGATCTCTTGGACGTCATAGAGCTTTGCCAAATCGAGCACCGTCTTTTTAATAAAACGGTAGTCAATGATATTACCAGGCGTCGTCATGATCAGGCCGTCTTTGATCCACTTGCGATACGGCACGCCGTCGCGCTCTTCCCTTTCCTTGAAGTCCGTCTCTTCCGGCATCCAGAAGAAGAGCAGCACCTCATAGACGCCGCTCTCCTCTTCTGGTGGAAACAGCAGCGCGAAGGCTGAGATATCCGTCTTGGTCGAAAGGTCGAGCCCGCCGATGCATTTGCGACCAAGCAACCTCTCCTTGTCGATGACGCCTGCCGCTGCATCCCACCGCTGCAGAGGCATCCATTTGACCACAGCATTGACCCAACGATTCAAGTCCTTGATCAGGAAGTTGACGTATGCTGAGGCGAGCTGCTTCGCTTTGTTCGCCTGCCGTCGCATGTAATCCATGCCCTTGGAGACCCCCAGGTTCGGGTTCGCCTTCGGCCAGCAGCTTTCGTCGAATGGATCGTCATCCTCGTCGATCGCGGCGATGTAAGCAAAGAAGGTCTCGTCGGACTGGATGCCCTTCAAGACCTTTACGGCGTATTCGCGGAGCTGATGGCAAGGTCCCTGGATGTTAAAGCCGGCCGTCGTGATGACGAAGATCAGCGGCTGCTCCCGCGCCGAGGTGCCCGACTCGATGACGTCGTAGAGCGCGGAGGACTTGTGCGCATGGTATTCGTCGATGACAGCACCGTGGACGTTGAGACCGTCAAGGGAGTTGGAATCGGCGCCCAGCGGCTCGAACTTGGCTCCCGTCTCCGCTACGCTCATGTTCTTCCGGTAGACCCGGACATGCTGTAGGAGATCCGGAGAAGCCTTGACCATCCGTGACGCCTCGTCAAAAGTCAGCTTCGCTTGGTCTAGCTTAGTCGCCGCGGAGTAGACTTCTGCTCCGTATTCGCCGTCCGCGATTGTCAGGTAGTTGCCTACGCCAGCTGCAAGCGTGCTCTTCCCATTTTTCCGGGCAATCTCGTCGTAAGCGACCCTGAAGCGCCGGAGCTGTGTGTCTCGCTCGAGCCAACCGAACAGGCTGCCGACGATGAATTTCTGCCAGAGCTCCAACTGGAAAGACTGCCGCGCCCACTTGCCCTTGGAGTGCTTGAGGTATCGATAAAAGTCGATGGCATGCGCCGCTGCCAGGTCGTCGAAGTAATACTCAAAGGTCGTGACGTTCAGTTGGGAGTCCCGGAGGTTATCTAGATGCCGCTGACAGGCAAGCTTCACGAGCTCGCCAGCGATGATCTCGCCGCTCAGGACCTTCTGAGCATACTCAAGGACTGGGCAGGTCGCGTTTTCTTGGGCCATGCAGATACCCACTGAATGAATCAGAATTGCCCGCTGGCGGCGCGCCACCGGTCGGCAGGATGGTTGGCGCCTCCATTCTAGCTCGCGCCGCAGGAGAGAGTCCGAATTCAGCGCTGATCATCTTTATGACCGCGGCTTCCTTCTGGATTACGGCAATCTCCGGGCGCTGCACAAAGTTGGTGGCGCCTGCCTTGTTGGTGTATTCATGGAACATGGATCCAGCTTTCTTGAGCGACTTCGTTGCGGTGGCATGCCGGCTGTAAGAGAGGCAGTAGGCCTCAAACAAGGCCATGTCCGCGACAGTCAAAAGCCCGAGCTTCATGAGCTCGGGCCCGATTCGATTCCATTCTCTTTTGGCCATCGCATCAAAGTATGGCGGCGCCTTCGGTAATTCGTTCGGAGCCCGAGGTTTGGGCTCGTTGGCTGGCGAACGGTCATTGCGAAACGTTCCTTCCAGCACCTTCAGTTCCGTAGGCTTGGGCCTGGGGCCTCGTGCTCCCATAGGATTCACACCTCCAAATAAAAAAACCCGTCTTTAAATCGACGGGTTCAATAATTATTTTATAAATTCGTTCCAAGCAACTCCCCACGACAAGGAGGGAATTGGGGCAAGAGGTGGGAGCGACGGGATTGGCTGGAGGGGCGTAAGTGAAAAAACCGGTGGTAGTGGCGGGACTTGGGTCAGAGGAGTTATCGGCCCACCAGTTGCACCTTTAGTAAAGGCGACTGCATTGCCATTTTTGTCTCTTAAAAAACCTGATTTGTAAGTTCCGAAGTGTTCGCCACGAAACGAATATACTGATCCGTTTCTTACAAATGCTTTTGCTTCGCCCCTAACAGAGTAAATGACATCCCTCTTTAGCCACGCCTGAACTTGTCCGTATTTATCAAAAATTGACTCCATTTCTCCATCACCCTTCACTCGATGTGTTGGAGAAATTATACTACAACCCCCCCTTAGAAAAAACCTGACCGCGGTTATACGAAACTGGACGCGCGGTCTATGGCTGTCAGGGGCTTAGGATTTGCCCCCCCCCTCCCCCTTTTCATTCGACACGGTTCGACTTTTCGACAAAACCGAGGTCCAGCGCCCTTTTCTCCCTTCTCACGCCCATTCCCCTGCCGAACCCACCATCCTCGGTCACTGTCTTGATGTCATGGTGCCTCTTACACAGCGGCTGCCAGTTGTTCTCGTCCCAGAACAGCTTCTTTTTTCCTTTATGAGGGATGATGTGGTCAACGACGGTCGCAGGCGTCAGCCTTTCCTCCATGTAGCACTCGAGACATATTGGATGCTGTTGGAGGAACCTTACTCTTCGCTCTCTCCAGCGAGCGTCATAGCCCCTCTTCGCTGCGCTCTCTCTAAGGTCGTCGTACCTCTTATGGGTCTTACTCGCGTGGGCCGTGCAGTGCCGTTCTGCAGTTAGCTCAGGGCAACCTGCCTTGGCACACGGCTTCTTGAGTTTGCTCGGCACTTACCACCAACTCCTTTCGGCGCTCGCGTAGATCTCAGGATGACGAGCCACGTACGTTTTCACCTCACTCTTTATTTTGGGCAAACAAAAAGGCCACTCGTTTGAGAGCGACCTTCATTGCTTTTCTAAAATTTCTAAACCTTGATTTAGCAAATCAATTATTTCACGAATTTCCCCCTTATCAAGCGTTACGTCAGAATTAAGAATGAGATACCCATCGTGTATTTCTATACTGTTGTATTTGGGTGTGACTATACGAAGCGGGCTGGGCTGATCCATTGTCTTTACTCCCACCTCTTCTATTTACAATTTCCCCCATCAGTGATACCTTTTGTATCAAAACTATTCATTGGGGGATTTATATGTCTTCTTTCACTGACGCTCAATACCTGCTTTATGATGCTGGAGAACAGCTAAAAGCCATTGAGAAATTTTATGCTGAATCAATCCAGGAACAGAACATCTCTCCCGCGTTAAACCTCAAGGTTAAACATTACGTGGAAGACCTTCGTTCCTGCCTTGAGTACGTGGCGCACCATATTCACTTTGTATTTTGTCAAGGGAATGAGTTCCCCTTCAAAACGCAGTTCCCAATTTTTGAACATGAAGACAAAATGATTAGAAAGATGGTGGCAGATAGAACAGCTCCTTTTAAAGAACTTCCTGTTAACAAACCAGAGCTTTGGGATTACCTTTTAAGTCTTCAAACTTTTCGAAATCCCGAAACCGCTTCGTGGCTTTACATCCTTCAGGACTTGAGCAACAGCAGCAAACACAGAAAATTATCTCCACAAAGAAAGCAAATAGACATGTTCGCAAGGCATCTTGAATTCCCGGGAATAACATTTAAAAACTGTACTTTCAGGGGAGTCAAAAATAATATTCAAATTAATGGAGTTAACTATGACCCCACTGTCGAGAATGGTTTGAGTAGTGTGGCGCTTGTCGAGGATGTTGACGCATGGGTAAGTTTTGTCTTTGAAGAACTCAACATACCTGTTTTTCCTACACTGCAAGATATTCTCCAAGGCGTCGCTTCAGTAGTAGATCAAATTGAAGAATATCTAAATGAATAACCACTGCCGCTTATGCGGCTTTTTATTATGCATCAATTAAATACGGCACCAGATCATCATATGAGAACGTGTCGTACTGGATCTCATGTACGTTGAAATACTCGCGCACCTTATCAACGAGTGGCTGCAGTGTTTCCACTGTCACCGGGAACGTTTCACCTGTTCCGTAATCCATATACTGCTGCGTCAGTGCCCATTCGATCGCCTGTGGCGTTTCTATTGGCATTATGCTTGCACCCCCTGAAGGTTAATAGTCAACGATCCGCCTGTCGGCGCCGTGCTGCACTGTGCTCGTACCGTAATTGATGCCCATGCATCCGCAAGAGCCGGAATATCGGCAGCCGTGACAACACCGAAACTCGTTGCCGGAATCGTTTTCGATCCTGCATTCGCCGTTGCTCCAGAAGAGTTCTTCACGAGGACCGATACGATAACGGGCTGATTCAGCGTGTTGAACACCATGAGCGTCTTGCGTCCGCTGATAGCCGCGATGTCCACACCTGCCGGTGCCGCGATGTCCTTGTTCGCTGTGTCCGTAATTGCTAGAGCATTATGGTACAGCGCCTCTAGATAGCTGCGTCCGACCAGGCGGGTGTTCCGGCTCCCATCAACATTGATTCCGTCAGCTTCGTTTGCTTCCGTGCCGTTAGTGCGGCGAACCCTCCCCGAGCGGATGTAGTCATAGTCTCCTGCTGGCATTAGATCAGCTCCTTAGATTGGTTTCGCACCTTGTCGACGCTCCTCGCGGTTCCTCGGCGGCTGCGGTTCAGAAGCATGGCCGGCGTGCCGCAAGAACCAGTTCCAGAACTTCTTCATGTCCATCCCCTCCGTTTTTGGGCATAAAAAAAGCACCTGTCCAGGTGCTTAATAAGAAAAATGTTTTACAAGATCAATGAGCAACGAACTTATATCCATGGCATCTTTTCTGGATATATATCGTTTATTATATTGGCTCCCATGAACCAGATTACGCATTCTTCTTACCATGTGCATAATATTAGCCTGATGATCATCAATAAGACCTTCGGATACCGCTTGAATAATCATTCCATTAAGATTCAATTCATCCGTCGCTTTAAGCTTTGCATATAGCATTCCTTCAAAAACAGCACCGCACATCAATGCAAAAGATAACCATACTCCTTGTTCAAAGCTTTTTTCTGCTTCCTCATAAAATGCGCCTACTCTAGTTCTAAGCTTTAGATCAGTAATCCATGGAAACAAAAGTGCATAATCTCTAATGCCATAGTAATTTAAAACTATATGAATGGTTTGTACTCCATCTTCGCCAGCATCAGAAGCCATTACAATGTTATTACCCTCAATTCTATCTTCATTCGTAGAAACTCCAGCCAAAGAACCCAGATACCCTATAAAGTGCCCTACAGAAAATGCAGGTAGGATATTAATTTTGTGATACCAAAGATATGGAAATTTACTTTCTAAATTTGGATTTGGAAGAACGGTTATTTGATCTTTCTTCACTTCAAATAAAATAGATTTCAATATATCCCCTCCATCCTAGCAGTATGCAGCATCTTCCAAATATCTGCAATATATGCTATCTTTCGAGTAAAGAGATGGAAGGGATGATTTGATGTTTTTACGTATTGCCGACGCCTTGTTTGGGGAGTTTCGTAGAATCACTTTTGGTTTCATTCTAGCTTTAGCTTCACTTGCCGCCATTGGTTACATAGCGAAATTCTTGGACTCCCTCCAACAATGAACGCCCCGAAGAACAAGATACTCAGGCAAAACAAGCATTTCTTCGTTGCTATGCTCAGCCAAACTCCAGTATCCGTCTGGATGCATGGTGAGCTGCTGGACTATGGAGGCATCATTCAGATGGTGAATCCCATATCAGTAAAGATCAACGATTCATATTATATCCGTAACGTCTGTGAGTTTCGGATACGATAAGAGCCCGTGGGATTACTCCCCGGGCTCCTTTTCATACGACGAATCGGTTAGAGGTCCGGCCTCCTCCCGAAAACGTGCTCAGCGTAATCCCCGATGAGCGCCTGGATCCTACGCTCTGCTTCCTCTGGATGCACCCTCAGGACGTCGGTTATTGACCTGCTCCTATAGGGCACCAGGATCGTCCCCCGTTCCATCCCCAAACGAAGAACGTAGATGTTGGCCGCCTTCAGCTCTTTACGCAGCTCAGCCAGCTTCTGAGCGGACCAAATTGCCATGCCGTAGGTGCAGGCCGAGTAAAGCCTGTTTAGGATGTTGCGATTGGCCTCGAGCGTTTCATAAGCCCTCTCGTACCTACCTGGCATCAACTCAAGGATCGCCACATCCTCGATCATTTCCTGCTCTCGTTTTGTCGGCGCTAAATTCATCCCCAATGCAGATCACCTCTGGGGATAGTATACTGCGAACACTCGTTCTTATACCAGTTGAAAATATTGACGTCAGTCAGCTGCGGTTAAAAAGAACCCACAAACTCTTACCGCGCCCCAACCGAAATCAACAAGGTCGCATCCAGACAAAGCCTCGTACCCCAAATACGTTCCAACGCCTTGGTGGTAGTTGTGGACCTTCTGTCCGATTTCAAACCGCATAAGGATCCCCTCCGTTTTATACATTGTACCCTCACCCAAACCGCCGATCAATCAGCAGCTTGGGTAAGAGTGCGACCATTATTGACGCTGGTCGCTTGCGCCTGCGATCCGATCTTTAGCCGCTGCAGTCGCGGCCCAGGGGAGAGGAATGAGCCGAAGGGTGGCTCTACAGGATCGGCGTGAATGGTGACCGCTGATTGTTGGGCTCAGCGGACGAAGCCTTTGTTGGCCGCCTACATGGAGTAAACGGCATTCGGGCAGCCAGGGGTCAAGGGCACCGGAACGCGAATTCGGGCCGTTTCTGGCCGTCTTGCAATAGGTTACGCCATGATGCACCTCTACATATGGCGGCAAGGTTCGAGAGGAGCTTTCACCGCATGCAAAAAGCCGACCACTTGGGCCGGCTGGATCGTCAAGGCGTTCACGCCTCAGCGGTGTCTCTCTCGATCCTGACAATATCAATATACCATGTCCAAAAGCAAATGGAGTCCTGTCTGCGTGCGAGTTTCAGCCGAGTTGAGATTGAATAAGGTTGGAATTGCTCGAACGCACGATTTCGGCTGTGAGGATCGAGCCCCCGCACCACGGATCGTTGTATCTGCGCCCCTTCAGCCGGCAATATTTACGCTTGGCGTCCGTGCCGTTCTTTGCCTCAATCTGAATGCGCTCCTTCTCCCAGCGGACGCCGACTAGGTATGTAGCCAT